GTCCGCGCCCTGGGCGATCGCGAAGCTCGCGTATGTGTGGCGCAGACTGTGTATGGTCACGCCCGCGTCCTCCATGCCGGCCGCTTTGACGGCCTTGTTCCATATCCTTGTCCGCCACGTGTTCGTCCAGACGTTCCCGCCACGGGTGGCACGGAACAGCCAGTCGTCATCACCCATGCCATCCATCTGCGCCTTGATCTGCGGCATAAGGAACCGTGGTATCGCGATGTTGCGGGCCTTGCCGTTCTTCGGGGTGCCGAGCATGCTGCCGCCGTGCCCGTCGTCAGTCCATGTGCGGCCTATCCTGGCGCGCCGCCTGTCCGCGTCCACGTCACCGACCTTAAGGGCAAGCGATTCGCCTATGCGGCATCCCGTATAGGCCTGCCATCTGACCAGCAGACCGTCCACCGGCTTCCCGATCTTCTCCGCCTCGTCCGCGAGCAACTCGACCTCGCGGACCGAGAGGAACACCATGTCGTCGTCGGAGACGATCTTCGGCACGGTGACCCTGTCCACAGGATTCTCACCGATCCACCCGTTCGAGACGGCGTAGTCAAAGATGCCCTTGAGGACGACTTTCATGATATTGCGGATGCTTCTCGCGCTCAGCGGCTTCGAATCACGCCCGTCCGGCAACGCGGCCGGATAACCACCGCCCATGAGCTGGCCGACCCACTCCTGCAGCATGTCAGGGCGCAGCTCCCGCAACGTCATGCCACCCCATTTGGGTAGGATGTACAGGCGCAGCTCCCTCGCATACCGGCCAGCGGTGCCGGGTTTCAGATCAACCTTCGACGCGAGCCATTCGCCGGCCACATCATCCAGGACACGAAGCTCCTGACGAGGATCGCGGTAGCGTCCCCGCCTGATGTCGTCCTCCATGGCCGCGGCATATTCCTGCGCTTCGGCGAGCCTGGCGAACTGCTTCACCCTCTGCACACGTCTACCATCCTTGACGATGGTCCAATGACAACGCCAGCGCATCCCGACTCCATAACGGCTTTTACGCCACTTATCAGGCACATTGGCCTTCATCGGATCGCGTGAGTTCGCCAAAGAGCGTTTGGCCGCGCGACTCGGCGGATTGCCATCATCGTCATTCTTGAGCCACAGATCATCAATGGTCACTTTCATGGCGCTTCTTCCCACATGTTTTTCACACCGGCGCTCGCGGTATGCGGGTGGCCGGGGTCATTTTTTATAAGGAATCCGAACGGGTATAAGGCTCTATAAGCACGTATAAATATGTGATGAGGTGATCGCGTTATCGTGAACCTGCATCATCGTCCGATGGAAGATCGACGGAGACTTTCACTTGACCATCGCTTTTTTCGATGGTTGCGGAGGTGACTTTCGTCTCGGATCCGAATGGATCGGTGTTCGTCGGCAGTGCCACGGTGCCTAGGACGGTTCCGCTTAGACGGATTACCAGGACGTCTGCCGATGGTTTCACAGTCACCCAGACATGCGATTGGTCCTCGAATTGGTCGAGGATCTCGTCAAGTCCGTCCACCGGTTCGATGGGTACTGTCCTTCCGATGGGCGCGAGCACCTTCTTATGCGGCTTGATATTCGAGAACACGACTTTCGTTGAGACGTTTGGCCAACTCTGCGGTTTCGGCTCGACGGGCTTTGGCTTTCGTGCTTTCTTCGTTGGAAGCTCCGGCACGTTCTGGCGTGGAAGGCCCATCGGATCGTGAGCTTCCGGCATTTGCAGACGGAGCTGCCATATGTGTCGATCCTTGTCCTTCACCCTGTCCGGGACATGGGCGAGCATCACGGCACCCTCGGGAGGTACCTGACCACAGTGACGCTCCATCTGGTATTTGCTTATATATCCGATTTCCTCGCCGTCGAGAAACACCCAGTACGTGGGGTATCCTGCATACTTGCCCTTCCGTATCCGGCCTTCCATGACATAAACCCAGACCCATGCGTCGTATCCGTATCTTTTCAGGATCCGCTGGTGATCCTCGTCTCCGGATATCTCCACGCCGCACTCGATGGTCTCGACAACCCTGCCATCGGGTCGCGCGTTCACCGCAGTCGGCATCTCGTCGCCGAGATAAATGCTCTTCATGAAGGTGGAATCTTTGCGACGCTTGTCATGGAGCGCTCGCTGTCTCGATTCGTCGATTTCAGATTGCGTGAGCGTTCTCGGACTGTACATGGATTCCAGTCGGCGCCAGCATTCGAAAGTCCATCGGGCATCTGACATGGCGCGGTGCTCCTCGGTGGCTTGTATGCCAAGCAGCCGCATGGTCTCCTGCAGGCTTACCGATGGTGCGTTTGGGAACTTCGCCATTGCCAACGACATCGTATCGATGCAGGTCGTGTCAAGACAATCGATGCCGAGTCGTGATGCTTCCTTGTTCAATGCGGAAACGTCATAGCTGATGTTATGGCCGATCAGCGTGAGGTTCGAGATGGCTGCGAGGAATTCGGGGATTACCTGTTCCGCGTTCGGCTGGGACAGCAAGGACTCTTCGGTGATTCCGGTCAAGAGCGTTGCCGACGCCGGCAGGTCGCATTCGGGGGAGATGAGTTGCTCCCATTCGCAGGTCGGCACGTTGTTCCTTATCAGGATTGCGCCGATATCGATGACACGTGTCCCGGAAGGGGAATTTATCGTTTCCGTGTCGATGACGACGGCATCGGCGATGGCGGCGTTCATTCTGAACTCGGCGAACGAATCCAGACCGTCATCGCCCGCATGCGATTCTCCGGACAATCCACTTTCCGCAGGTACGGACGATTGTCCCTTGTTCTTCTTCGATACGGCGTAGGCGATGGCCGCAACGGCAACGATGACTATGACCAGCGTCATTCCACTGTCCTTTCTCCATAAGCCGTCGTGGCACGAGAAGCCAACAGCGACTTGTAATCCTCCACAACCTGCACCGTCACGCCAAGCTCACACGCGATGAGATAAGAGTCCCCGTCGTACAGTCGTTCGGCGGTCGCATATTCGACGGGGCCCACGAGCCATAACGCGGTCTCCTTGCGGGTGCGCTGTTCCGCTTTTGCTCCGATGATTCCGCATCCAGGGTCATGGTGTCTCGCATGCACGAGCTCATGGCAGAGCGTGCACATCTTCTGATGGTCAAGCAGTCGATTGTCAACGATGACGAGCCGCAACGTATCACAGTACAGTCCACACAACCCGCGACCCAGGCTGCGTTCCTCCACGCGCACGTCCATCGACTCCGCCTCCATCAGAAGCCCGTCATAACTGTCTATCGGCCCTCACCGCCGTTCATCTCGATTTCCTTATTCGGATCCCTGTTGGCGGCCACGTCATAGTCTTCGGGGTGCGCGGCGATACGGTCGATGAGATCATCGGTGATTTGGGACTCGCGCTCGCGAGCTTCATTGCGCGCGGCTCTAGCAATGAATTTCTCGGCTTCCTCAATGAGTTCATGTGGATTAATACCGAAAACTTCTGCTAGCTGAGCTATTTGCGTTACTTTGATGTCGCGCTCGTTTTTCAGCATTCTGATTAGCGTTCGCTCTGGTACGCCAGACTTCTCCGAAAGCTCTTTGATGGTTAATCCTGCTGCAGAACGTTCTGCAGCAATTGCTTTAGCTGTTGCTTCATTAATGTCCATATGGACAGTATAACGACTGTAAATTTGCTAACAACTGCCCGTTTGGGCGTGTCGCACTTGCATACTGCCCAAATGGGCATTAGTATGCAAAGCATGGACAGCATGAAGTATTCGGCAACAGTTGCAAAACGAGTTGACAAGGCTCTTTCCAGTGCGAAATTCAGCGTTTCTGAGGCGTCGGAGAAGTCTGGAATCCCTCGAGTCACATTGACAAGGAGGCTTAAATATCCAGCGTCATCGCCATTCACTGTTCGTGAATTGCATCAAATTGCTGAAGCGATTGGGTGTGATGTCAGTGAGTTCTTCGTCAGAGACAAAAAATCATAAGTCGCTGACGCATGAATCGAAAGGAGAATCCGAAATGATGACTACCAAGAAAACGATGGTTACCGAAATCGATCTTTATGAGTTGACGGAAGAGCAGTTTCACACGCTCTGCGAACTGATTGGGGAGGATTGCCGGAAGCTGGCGCGTCTTGATGAGAACCCTATGCGCGTGTGGTATTCGCCGGGAGACGATTCCACTGTGGTCAGGTATACGAAGATGCTGCAGATTGAGGGCAATCAGCTCGGTCGCATCCTCGGCGTCACGACTGCCGGTACGGAGGAACCGGTTTCGTCATGGAGAAACGGTGGGATGGGTCATCTGGAAGGGCCCAAGTGATGCGTACGTCATCGTTGGTGCTGACTTCCAGACCTCGTTCGAGGAATAGGAAGCTTGATTCGGAGCCGCGCGAGATGTCGCCGAGTTCGTACTTGTTGCCATTCGAAAGCTCGACCCTCACATCCTTGGCGTCGAACGGATTGTTGTTCGCAACGGAATGTCTGAGGTTATGCACCTGGCGAAGCTCCCACTTTGGAACGGACGCCTCATCTTCCTGGATGGTCGCTTGGCGTTGCAGGGCGTCAGCCTGCGACTCAAGGGCACGCACCTGATCGCGAAGCGTTGAAACCGTGGCGTTCGACGCGTCGAGCTGCTCCCGCAACAGTTTGATGTCTTCCTCACGGTCCTTGTTCCGTTCTTTCGAACTCTTGTGTTCGACGACCCATCCAACGATCGTCACGACGAGCGTGAGAACAAATGCGGCGAGTTCGACGCCGTGCTGTGAAAACCAATCAGTCATGAAAACGATTCTAAGGAGAATCCGAAATGAGCATCAACATTCCGGCCGAGACACCGGATGAATCCACGAACCCGATTTCCGTTGAGGAGTTCGAACGCCTGCACCCGGCGATGCTTGGCGCGATAAGGAAAGCCGTCCGCGAGGAATTGGAACTCTCTCGCGCGGACGGCCCAACGTCAGCTGATGTTCAGCGCACGTTTGATCTTCAACTGGTCGTTCCGGATGCACCGCTGGTATTCGGCGATGCCCTGCACGGCATCGGCCAGCGACACGATGGCCTGCTGAATGTTTCCGGATTGTGCGTGGGCCTTCGCGTCATTGGCGGAATTCACTGGATCGCGTTGCATGTTATCACCGCCCTTCTTTGCGCGGGTCTGCTCATTCTCCCACTCGGCAGGAAGGCCCTCAAACGAAACACGTCGGAAAAGCAATCGGCGCTTACCAACGCATGAAAGGAGCGGGTGCGTGATGAATGACAAAGAGGTGTTCGCCGCATTGGCGGCGGCGTTGAAGCCGATGAACACGACGAAGGACATCGCGGACAACTGCGGCATCAAGGAAGGCACCCTGGCGTACTGGCGTAGCGCGGGCATCGGCCCGAAGTTCGTGAAGGTGGGACGGATCGTCATGTATCCGAAGGAGCAGATGATCGCCTATTTCGCGCAACACCTGTACCAGTGCACGGCCGAATACGAGGAAGAGGTGGGTGCGTGATGACTGACAACGACTGGCGTACCGATACCCCGTGGCCGGATCCATGGGAAGAAAAGGAAGACAAATGAGCGACATCCGCAAAGTCTGCGTCGAAGCGATATTCAGGGAATTTGAGGACAAGGGCGACGCCATCCGTCCGGCCTATGCCGACAGGTGGGACGACATCGAAGCAAGGCGTTCGCTCGGTCACATCGTCGGATTCATCGACATCGATGTGGTCGACCTCGTGGACATCGTCATCGACACCATCAACAAGGAGCTGTGATGGAATCAATGCCTCTGGCCGTAGGTCAGGCACTGCTCGACTTCGTCGTTGCGTCTCGCGCCGAGCTCCGTAGTGTAAGCGACGTGAACCGTCACATGACAGGATCCACGTCCGAAGTAGGCGAAGCCGGGTTGGGCGTTCAGACGGTCGATACCGGCCTGGTCTTCGAGTATCTGCTTGGAGAAGAACTCGCTTTCGAGCGCGACCTCTCCGAACGGCACAACCTCGTCGACGTGCCGTTGCGCAACGGTCTGGTCTTTGCAACGGACGAACACGGACACGTCTCGTGCCATGTCGGGGCAATCGTTGACAAGGAAGACGGTCGAGGTTTCTCCATCGTATTCGACCCGCCACTTGTGGACCGTCTGGTCGGCGGTGACTGCCAACGCCCGTTGGCTGATCGAGTTCGCGTCTGCAGCTATCTCGTTCGCCTTTCCTGCAAGGCGGTTGGCCTGCTCGGCGGTCTGCTTCGATTCGACGGCGATCCGGTTGGCTTCCTCAGCCGAGCCGTTCGCCTGCTCCGAGAGCTTGTTGCCATGGCGCGCCTGGAACAAGGCGACACATCCGGAGACACCGCCAACCAATCCCGTGATGGCGCCAACGACGCCGGTGACCACATTGATGTCCATTCCACCGATTCTAAAGCAGAGGCAAAACGATGAAAGCTCTTGCCCGCATCATCCTGCACCAGCTGCTGTTCGCGGTGTGGTTGCTGGCCATGTGGGTGCTGTATTGCACGCCGGCGTGCACGCATCCGATCGAACATCTCATCGCCGTGCCGTTCGCGGTGCTCATCCCGACGGCCGTCATCATGCGTCGCCTGTGCTCCGACCCCCGCTTCGCGCGCTGGCTGGACGAGCAACGGCAGTGAAGGACTTGGACGGTTCCTCACACATTGCGGCATGGACGTGGTTCGTCATGCGCGGCCATGCCGGAACCGCCCGCGCGTCAAGGAAAAGACGTTAAAACCAGCCGGACGGGTCATCTTCTCTCTTCTCCTCCCGTCCGGCCTTCGCCGGGGCCCGCGAACGGATGCGGGCGCCATGGATCGGCGTGTTGAGGTCACGTCGGCGGATGGATGCGCGGTTCGAATCCGCGTCCCGGCACGACATCAATCCAAAGGAGGCAAACGTTGCCAAGCAAAACACCAAGCATACCGGAAGGCGAGAAGTGGTTCGAATGGCCGCTCACGCCCGCCAGCGTCGGCATGACGTCCGCCGAGCTGATCGGCGAACTGTACGAGACCATCAGCGCGCTCAACCGCGACCGTGGATGGAACCTCACCATGGTCGCGCCGGCGCGCTTCGGCGAGATCGTCATCGACCGCGAGGCCGGATGCCTTCGCGCGAAATGCGCGTGGAAGGCCAAGGATCCCAGCCAGCTCGGCCCGGAACCGGCCGGATACGTGAGAGGGGAATGACATGGCCATAGGGGAGACCGTCATCACCATCGTCGGCAACCTCACCGCGGACCCGGAACTGAGGACCACCGGCCAGGGCGCGCAGGTCGCCAGCTTCACCATCGCAAACACCGCGCGCGTATACAACAAGCAGACCGGCCAGTACGAGGATGGGGCGGCGTTGTTCATGCGCTGCTCGGCATGGCGTGACATGGCCGCGCATTGCGCGCAGAGCCTTGCGAAGGGCATGCGCGTAATCGCGCATGGACGCCTCCAACAGCATTCCTACCAGGCGCAGGACGGCACCAACCGCACCGTCATGGAACTGCAGGTTGACGAGATCGGCCCGAGCCTACGCTACGCCACCGCGCAGGTCGGCCGCATCGACCGACGGCCGCAAGGTCCCGTCTACGGCAATCCCGCCGCGCAGACGCCGACCGTCAACACCGGAGCGGGCGGCTGGAGCCAACAGCCGGCCCAGTCCACGCAACCGGCCGCACCTGCCGATGATCCGTGGGGCGCGCCGTCGGACGACCAGTCATCATTCGGAGACTTCGGCAAACCGGAATCCGAACCGGAGTTCTAAGGAGCAGCAATGAAAGCCAGCGAACAACAGGCGCTCATCCCGCAGGAGGCCACGCCCGACACGCTCATCGACCTCATCGGCAAGACCCAGCAGGTCACCAAGGCCGCGGCCGTCGTGCTCAAGGCATGCCGCACCGTCATGGACACCCGCACCAAGAAGGAGCACATCGACAAGTGGGGCGGCATCCACGCCATCACCGAAGCCGTGTACGACTGCGCGGACCTCGCGCAGCGCATCCTCGACGCCGGCTTGGCCATGGAGAACATGTGCGCGAAGCCCGCCACGTCACGGCAGATGATCCTCATCGACGACCTGCGCCGCAGCCTCGACATGGACGACGGCGACGTGGAGGCGACCGTCGATCCGGACACCGGCGAGATCGACTGAACCACGGAAGGAGCAAGAGAGATATGTGGTTCATCATCGACGACCAGATGGCCGACGACAGGCGCATCCGCCGCCTGCCGCTCGCCACCGTGGGACTGTGGGTCAAGCTGTGCGTCATCCACTCCAAAGGCGTTTCGATGCAGGCCAAGGACCCGGCCGCGTACCCCGGCCACTTCGACAAGCTCGACCTCAAGGACGCCGGCGGCACCATGAAACAGCTGCAGCAGCTCATCGACTCCGGCCTCATGGAGGAGCACGACGGCGGATGGCGTCCGGTCTACGCGGAAGGCATATGCAGGGAGCCGCGAGTGTTGACCGAAGAGCAGCGCGAGGCGCGGCGCAAGGCGGGAAGCAAGGGAGGACGCCGCAAGGCGGCCAACCAGAAAGCCAAGCAAACGTCTGGCGACTTGCCAGAAAACAGCCAAGCAAACGGAGAGCAAAACGGTAGCGAGACAGGTAGCAAACCGTCTAGCAAGTTGCTAGAGGACAGCCAAGCAAAAACATGGCATAAAACCGATACCTATACCGATAATCCCTCTCCGACCCCTCCCGCCGGCAAACCGAAGCAACCCGCCACGCCGGAATCCGGCTTCGACCATTTCGCCAAAGCCTATCCCGGATCCGTCGGCGCGAAAGGCCGCAAGACCGAAGCCGAAGCCAGAGCCCTGTACGCGGCCATCGCCGGAAACCCCGTCGAACTCACCCGCCTCCAAACCGCGCTCCGCCGCTACAAGCACGCCGTCAACGACGGCCAGATCCGCAGCGGCCACATCCCACGGCTCAACACATGGCTCCGCGACCAATGGGAAACCTGGGCACCCGAGCCAATCTCGCCGCCGCCAATCCACAAGCACACCTGGAACTGCGAACACGTCCACCAGCTCATGGATCCACACGAGGACGAATACGACCACACCGGAAGCCTCCGCAACGGCAACCCAAGCGAATGGTGGAAGGCATGCCAGGCATGCGCAGACGAACTCAACAACCAAGAAACCAGCAAGGAGAAGCAATGAGCAACTACCAAACCAACCAGATCAAGCTCATCAACACGAGCCTGATCGACCCACACCCCGACAATCCACGCAAAAACATCGGCGACGTGACCGACCTCGCCGCCAGCATCAAAACCAACGGCCTCCTCACGCCCCTCAGCGTCGTACCCAACGGCGAGCGCTATCGTGTCATCGCCGGCCATCGTCGTCTCGCCGCATGCAAGCAGGCCGGCACCGGAGCCGTGCCGTGTTTCGTGCTTGACTTAGACCCGTTGCAGCAGTTGGAGGCCATGGTCACCGAAAACTGCCAGCGCGAACAGCTCACCGTGTTGGAGGAGGCCGACGCCATCCAGGGCATGCTCGACCTCGGAGCCACCACCGCCAACGTCGCCTACCGGCTCGGCCGAAGCGCCGACTACGTGCGTGACCGCGCCAAGGCCGCCAGCATCAAGACCGAGGTCAGAGCGGTCCGCGACGATTTCAGCCAGCTCACCATCGGCCAGCTCGTGGCCATAGCACGATACGACGGCCAGCCGGATCTGCAGAAGAAGCTCGCGCAGGCGGCCGGCACCTCGAACTTCGACTACACCCTCAGCCGCATCGAACGCGACGACCGCGACCGGCAATGGATCGAATCGGTCGCCGCGCTCCTCGTGGAACCCGACAACGGCATCAACCTCATCCCCGACCCCGAAGAGCCCTGCAGCGACCCGGAATGGCGCTACGCCGGCTGCATGTTCCCATCCACCGGCACCCCCGAAGAAATCATCGAGAAGATCCGCGAACAGAACCCCGCAGCCGTATCCATCCACACGGTCTCGCAGCAGGTCTACCTCTGGACCCGCCGCGACAAGACCGCCGATGCCGAGAAGGAAGCCCGACGCGCCGCCGAACAGGCCGAACGCGACGCCCGCCGGCACGCGCTCGAGGAATACGCCGCCGCATCCGCAGACAAGCGCATGGCATGGCTCCACGCCAACCTCCACGGCATCAAACGCGACAAGCTCATCGAAACCACGGCCCGGCTCGGACTCCTGCAGATCATCGACCCGGACCCGCAGGGCTACACGTCGGCGCTGAGCACATGGAACGACGCCGCATGCGGTGGCGAACAATTCACCACCATCAGCGGCATCGAACCGGAACGGGCGCTCGCCGAACTCCGCTACCACCTCGACGAACCCGACTGGTCGGTCTGGGCGGTGCAAATCCTCGCCGCACGCATCGAATGGTTCATTGACCCGACCGACTGGACCACCGTCAACGACACCAGCAGACGCATCCCCGGCTACTACCAGATCCTCCAAGACCTCGGCTACACGCCCACCGACGACGAAACCAGCCACCTCGACCAGCTCATCGCAGCCATCACCGAAGCCGACTCCGACGAAAACGAAGAAGACGAGGAGAACAACCAATGACCATGAAACAACTCGAAAGACTCGCCCAACTCCTCACCGACACCGCCCAGACCGCCAGCACAATCGAACTGCGAGCGCTCGCCGGTGGCAGGGCGGATGACGGCATCGTGGCGATGGCGGCGGGGCTGAGGGCCGACTGCACTTCTTGTTTGGTGCTGGTTGACGGTCTGATGCAGGAGGGGGTGCGTTGTGAGTGAGTTCGATGATTCGAAGCGTGCTGCTTTGGAGCGGCAGGGTTGGCATTGTCTGCGTTGTGGGACGAACATCCATGATCCGTCATGCTGGCCTGGACGCTCCGGCCATCACCGTCAGTTGCGGCGGGCGGCGGATCCGGATGTGAGGCACAGTCCGGCCAACATCGTTGAGCTGTGCGGTTCGGGTACGACCGGCTGCCATGGGTGGGTCCATCAGCATGTGAAGGAGGCCGAACGCCTCGGGCTGATAGTCCCGCTCGGCGGGGATCCGCGCACCACCCCGGTGCGCGACTGGCAGGGGATATGGCTCCGCCTCAACCAGGACGGCACCGCGACCCGTCTGACAGCCATGGAGGTCGCCACACTCGACATCGACAGGAGGGAAGCGGAATGACCCTTGACAAGCCCGACATGCTGCTGTGGATGGACGTGGAGACCACGGGTCTCGACCCGGACCATGACAGGATCCTCGAGGTGGAAATGCGTTGCACCGACATGAGAGGCGTGCGGTGCGTCGGAGGTTTCCGCCGCGTCGTCGGACTGAAAGGCCGCAAGGCATCCGTTACGGACGGGAACCTCAAGGCGTGGCGCATGCACTGCGCCAACGGACTGCTCGAAGACGCTCTCGACGGCGGATATACGGAAGAGGCGACGGCGAACGCGCTCGAGGAATACGTCGACAGCCTCGCGCAATCGTTCACCCTCCATCCGGCAGGTAGCAACCCGCAGTTCGACCTCGACTTCATCGGCCGACTCTGCCCGAACCTCCCGCTGCACTACCACCGCATCGACATGGCCACCCTCCGCGACAGTCTCGAAGTCGCCGGCTGGGATGTGAAACCGGAAGAGGAGACGCCTGCAGCCAGCGCCCACCGCACCGGCACATGCCTCGACTGCGACATCCGTCAATACGCGCGCATCATCCGCCACCTCTCCGATCATCCGGTCCGATGCGTCGCCACGAAAGCAGCAAGGTGATGGACATCGCAGCAGTGATCCTCCTATGCGCCGCCATCCTGATCGGCTGGATGGCCAACAGACCATGAACGTACAAACAACGAAAGGAACCTCGGAATGAAACAGACCATCAACCGCATCTCCAACCGCATCGGCGACCGGTCCACCAGACTGTTCGCCATCGCCACGCTGCTGCTCGTGCCGCACGCCATCATCCGGCCGATCATCGGCATCGGCCTCCACCACTGGATCCCCATCCAATGGCTCGCCCTGCATGTCCTGCTCATCATCCTCACCTTCTGCGTCGCGGTCGCCGCCTACATCATTGCGGACCGCACCGCCGTGGAACCGCCGGAAACATACTGAAAGGAGCCATCATGGCAGACCAGGAGAACATACCGATCGGTCTGGAGACGCAGAACAAGGTGGCCGAGGCCATCTACCTGCGCTGGTATAGCAGCGCCCGCCGCCATCCACGCCCATGGAACGAAATGCCCATGGAGGGCAAAGAGCCATGGAGGCGCGTGGCCAATGACGCCATCAGAACGTTCTTCGCATCTCCCGAGTTCCAGACGCTGCTCGACGACGTGTACGACGAAGGCTACGAGGCGGCCGGAAAGGACGCCCAAGGCGAAAACGAAGGCGAGGAGCCGCGGTGAGCGTCAACGTCCCGCTGCATAAATGGCGGTCGGCCGACCCGGCCATCCTGATCGGCCGCCGCTGCATCGCCCAAACCGACCAGGACGTCATCATCGACGGACGACTCGAACTCATCCGGCATCCGGACGGCACCGCCAGCCTCCGCTTCCAGGGCATCGGAAACGACATCATCGACCACGATCCGAACACATGTTCCAACAGCATGAGCGACGGCATCCGAAGCCTCGCCATCTACGGAAAGGAATGAAATGCACCACACAGACACCGTCAGAATCGCCACCAACCCACGCAAATGGCGCAGACCTGCACCCTGCCCGGCATGCCGCAAGTCCCGGCCGCTCATCCTGACCCTCGGCACCATCTACAACCTCCGAACCCGCAAACCGGTCAACACCATCTACGGCTGCATCTGCCCCAACTGCCGGCACAAATGCATCCTCCACGTCGACGGCAAAAACCTCAAAAAAGCCATCCGCCTCTGGAACCACCACGCCAGCCACCATCAAAGGAACGAACAATGAGAAACACCATCTGCGCCACACTTACCGCCATCACCCTCACCCTCTGCACCGCGCTCGCAGGATGCGGAAGCGCGTCGGGGCCTTCCACGCCAGCGCATGCGGTCAGGTCCGTCGACTCGCAGTGCTCCGCCGGGGCCGACGTATTCACGGAATGCGTCATCACCCTGACCGACACGAGGCAAGTGGACTGCGTCGTCTACTCGGCGAACAGCAAACAGGCCGGCCTGTCATGCGACTGGAGCCATGTGAGCGGTGCAGACAAGGAGCCACAGTGAAAATCTGGTCGCAATGCGGCGCCGTATGTATCGCACCAGAGGACGACGAGGAACGGCAGGCGTGCGAAATCGCCGTCAACGCCCTGCTCAGATGGTCGGCGGAACACGACAAGGAAAAGGAACAACAATGAAAGACAGTGAAGCAGACATCGCCATCGGCGTGCTCAACAAACTCATCGACCAGGAACTCGAAGCCGTCCGCGCCGCGACAAGGGACGGCAATACCCCCTTCGGCGGCTACGCCCAGACCAGACACAACGCCTTCCTCTACGCCAGGGACGAGATCAGGAAGGCGCTCGCCGCAGCCGTGGATGAAAGGGGTGCGGGGAATCCGTTCCTGCCGCAGCGTGACGAGCTGGTCACGCAGGATATGCACACCTGCGACTTGTGCGGCCGGTGGTGTTCAAGTCCCGTCTATTCCATAGGCCTCATCTACGGCGGCCAGGCGAAGACATTCACCGAGGTGTGCGCCGACTGCATGTGGCGTCTCAAATTCCAGCCGGTCAAAACCATCCCACTGGACAGCTACCGTCTTTTCGAGCAGTGGCTTCTATCTCGATCAGAAGCTGAAGAAGAAACAAGAGGACGTTATGATCGGTGAAAGCCAGCTTGACTTCGAAACCAAATACATTCAAGGCGAATCCATCCCGGTCTCCACAGACAAGACCATCACGCAGATCGCCTCCGACGCCTATGTGCAGGGCTTCATCGCAGGACGACTCAAACCACCGACCGAAATCGAAATAGACGCCGCCCTACGCTACCTCAACAACAACGCGCTTATAAGACAGGACATCACCCACATAACAGTCAAATACGCGCTCGCCGACATGTGCCGGGAAATGAGATACGCCTTGACGAAAAGAACCACCAACTGAAAGGAAACACGACAAATGAGCGAGGAAACACTGGAACCGCCACTGCCGCCGATCGACGCGCGCGCCGAAGCCGTCGCCGAACGTCTGTTCGGACTCAAATGGGCACTCCGCAAGGACTCCACCGAAATCATCCACGAGGAATGGCAGACCGCATCCGAATGGATCCGCGACGGATACGTTCGCCAAGCCATCGAAGTGCTCGCCACCGCCGACCAAGCGCAACCCGCGAGCGCCGACGGATCCGATTATGAGGAGCGGATGCGCGTCGAATACCGTGAGTTGACCGCTCGTGCCGGCAGGCTCAGGGACATGCTGCAGCGGTATGCGGATGGCACGCTTGACTTCGAGCCCGTCTGTCCGATCAGCCTGTTGAGCAGGCAGCTTGACGTCATGGACGAATACGCCAATCTGCTCCGCTGCAGAGCCAAGATCGAACACGTCCACCTCGAAAAACAGGACTCCGCCACCGAATAAACAAAGAACCCGACCTTCCGGCCGGGCTCTGGCATCACCACAAACCAGACTACCACGCCGGAGGGAATCGAACAAATGAACGAACAAACCAACGAATCCCAACCAACACCAAACCAGACACAACCAGCACAAACCAACCAAAACAAGCCAGCGCTCGCTGGCGTGTGCCACGTGTGCGGTGCCGGTTGCCGTGCCGGCGACACGTTGTGTCTGGAATGCGACCGGCTATTGCGCGGATGGCTCCGCAGCTATCCGGAATGGCTGGAATCACTGCACGAGTTCCTGGATTCGACCGCGCATTATGGCGGCCACCAGCCCGGACGTGTCAACCTGCCCTCGGCGCCGACGCCGATCAGACTGTCCGTGGTGGATCACCTGCAGGAGGTCGATGATCTGACGGTCACGTTGTGGCGCAGGCTGTACGCGCCGCCGGCCATGCCGTGGGTGACCCGCGTCACCCGTCCGCGTCTGTTGGGCATGCTCCGCGACTGCGCCGCATGTCCACGCCTGAGTCGCCTGCCGGACATCGATTCCATCTACCGGGACTGGGAGCGGATGGCGCGCCGCACGCTCGACATCATCGACGTGCCGCCTGCGAAACATGGCATCGGCAGATGTCTGAACCCGCTGTGCGGCGTCGAATTGACCGCGGCGGTCGGCGCGGCAAGCGTTGCATGTCCCGTGTGCGGCAACACTTACCGTGTGGCGGATGTGCGGTTTGGTTTCCTGAGGGAATGCGTTCGGTCGGGACGCGCGTTCACGGCGGGGGAGTGCGCGGAACTGCTGCGCGAATGCGGATTCCAGTGCAACGCGAACACGATTCGCTCATGGCGCAAGCGCGGCAGGCTCCAACCGGTTGGCGAAAACGTGAAGGGACAGCCGTTGTATCGGCTCTCCGACGTGCATGGACAGGTCGTGCGACGCGACTCGATTTGACAAAATCGAAAGTGCAACGCAAAATTGTCAGTGGATTAGAGGGTTCAAACCGAAGACATACGGTTTGAACCCTTTTCATATCCACCTTGGATTCTCCTAACTCCCTGGTGTTGCCCGTCCTGTCCGAACGGCATATCGGACACGCTCCGCCCACCCACGTCAGAGTGGGCATGCACCAACAGCGGCAGGCAAGCCAATCCCGCGACTCGCGATGCGGTGATGCTCAAAACCGCCTGTCCATGCCTTCGTAGAAATCAGCGGTAGATCGCACTGGCCACGAGTTCTTAAACTCTCTTCCTTGCGGCCACGTGTATGCGCGGGTTCGAATCTCGCCGAAGGCACTCGGTCGTCCCATGTTATCATGTTTTCGATTGGCGTTGAATCTCTCCGGAGCCACCCATGAAAAGGAATGGCCCGGAATCACTTCCGGACCATTTGTTTATTTGTCGTTTTGCTTGCGTGGCCTGCCGCCGCCGACGCCTCTGCCGGGACGTTGCGCGTTCCACCGGTCGATGGTTTCGGGGAGCCAGCCGCGTGTGCGGCCGATGCGCACGTCCGGCTCCGGCAGGTCGTAGACTGCTGCGTTCGCGACGCCGAGTCTTTCGGCGACCTGTTTGACGCCGAGGTATTCAGTCGTCATCGCCGCCCCGTCTGTCCATGATGAGCGTGACGATGCACCAGATGCCCGCCGCGAGTCCGAACAGTCCGGCCTGCCATGGTTTTCCCGCGAAGCCGAGCATGGCGGACAGCAGTCCGCATATGATGCCGCATACGGCAAACAGTGTGCTTGTCTTCATGATGGGTCATGAAATAGGATGGAACCGGGGTTCCGGGCACTAGGTCTGCTCGGAACCCTTTCGTCATCTCTTATGGCGTGGTCTGCGCCGTATCGAGATGACGAGCGCCGCCAGCGCGATGATGTTGCTCACCACCGAGCTGATGGCGGTCACGATATCCGTCCATTTCATGCTCACCTCCTTTCCTGTTGACATAAACTATTGTATCAAAAATACATAAGTTATACAAGTGAGATAGATATGACACGCCGAAAGGAGCAGAAATGAAAGAAGCCCTCGAAGAGATCGCACACCAGCTCACACGCATAGCCGACCAAGGAGAACAGGCGGGCATGCAAATCAGCAGGGGGGATGCCTTGGAAGCGTGGGGCCTGCGAATCTACGAGGAGGACTTCCTCTCAGCGCTCCAATGTCTCGGAATCGAAGTCACAGACTGATATCGAATCGATGACGAATGACATCACATAAGCCAAACGTTCGCAGACAAAACGGATCGCGACGGAATCAGCTCGTTTCCAGACACAAAGCAGCGGTCAAAAGCGGAAGAACCTGCGGAATCTGCGGAAAGCCAATCGACCTGCGACTCAAATATCCAGATCCTTGGAGCTTCGTCGTGGATGAGATCATCCCAATCGCAAGAGGTGGAAATCCATATTCCTGGACAAACACCGAACCGACACATCGATGGTGCAACACCGTCAAAGGCACGCATACACTCGAGTGGGCACAACGTGAAGTGCGACGGCTCATGGCCGGTCAGCTGGGGCAGCAATCAAAACCACCCACCGGCGTGCCGTTTCGGAAAATCGACATCTAGGGGCGGTATCCCCTCCCGGTCCGGGAAACACGTCCCCCGCCGCATAGGGCCGATATCTCCCCGGAAGCTTAAAACGTGACGGTTTGTAAAACGTGACGGGAGGTGAAACGTCGTGAAATGCCTTATTTGCGGAAAGGAATTCAGGCCGTCAGGGCGCGGGAAACCGGCTAAATACTGTTCTGGCGCATGCCGGGCGAAAGCGTACCGGGCAAGGAAGAACGATGGCGAGTCCTTACCGAAACCAGCAAAACCAAGAACAAAACGAAAGGCAAAGACGTCAGCGACTGCGGAACGGGAACATCCGGCAGACATCGACCGTCACAGTTTCGAACGCATGATGGATGGATCCCATGAGGACACACTTCGTGAAATCGTCGGCAGGCTGCGCGAAGCGCTTCATGATCCATCGACTCCGGCCAGCGCGCTGCCGGCGATCAGCAGCAAGCTCGCCGAATTCGACGAACGGATGCGTATGGCCGAGGAATCCGGCAGCCTGTTCGACGTGAACGACGACGTGACGGAGGTGGCGGAGGATGTCGGAGCGTCGATTGTCTGAAATCGCCCAGCGGCTCGTGCAGCCGGAAGACGTCACGTCAAGCGACTTCAAACTTATCAACGGTGCGGCGGTTAAGGCCGGGATTCATTACGACCTCTGGCAGAAAGGTTTTCTCTACCTTCTGTTCGCAAAACGCTCCGACGGCAAGTACGCATGCGGATCCGGAGGAGCGGTCCTGTCCAGCTGCAGACAGATCGGCAAGACGTTCACCGTCGGAACTTCGATATTCATCCTGTGCGCCGGACGCGCCGGAACACTGGTCATCTGGACCGCGCACCATACGCGCACCTCCGATGAGACGTTCGCCGATATGTGCGACCTAACCCGCAATCCGAAGCTTTCCGAATACGTGCTGTCCGTGCGCCGCGCGAACGGACAGCAGGAGATCCGTTTCACCAATGGCAGCCGCATCATGTTCGGCGCCCGAGAGAACGGTTTCGGCCGAGGTCTGCACTCCGCCGACATCGAAGTGTTCGACGAGGCTCAGATTCTCACCATCAAGGCGTTGGACAACCTGATTCCGATCGTGAACACGAGTCCGAATCCGCTGATTGTGTTCATGGGCAATCCGCCGAAGCCGGGCGATCAATGCGAGGCTTTCGAGGAGAAGCGTTCGACCGCGTTGTCCGGCAAGTCGGATGACATGCTTTACGTCGAGCTCGGTGCAGACCGCGATTGCGACCTTGATGACAGGACCGCGTGGGCGAAGGCGAATCCGTCATATCCGAAACGCACCAGCGAGGAAGCAATACTGCGCATGCGCAACCTCCTCGCAGAAGATTCTTTCCGGCGTGAAGCGCTCGGAATCTGGGACGAACAGACAGCCGCCGAGGTCATTGGTGAGGAGGCTTGGCATGCGACCGAGGTGGCCAACCCGCAAACGGATGGATTGCTTTCGTTCGGCGTGGATATGCCACCGGACAGGAGTGCATTGGCCATCGGACTCGCGTTCAAGCACGACGATGGCACTGCGTTCATCTCTTTGCAGGAATACCGTTCCACTCGCACCGACGGAGTCCAATGGGCTGTTGACTGGCTGGCTGAACGATGGCACAAGACCGCGGCCGTAGTCATCGACGCGCAGTCGCCGGCCATGAGCATCGTGCCCGACCTGCAGAAACGGCATGTGCGTGTGACAGTCACCGACACACGCCAATTAGGACAGGCCACAGGCCGCGTGCTCGACATGATTCGAGACAAGTCCCTTACACATCTGAGTGATATGGACCAGCCACAGCTGGCTGCCGCCGTGAAGGGCGTCACATTGCGCGACATCGGCCCCAACGGAGCGGTCGCATGGAACAAGAAAGGCTCCGACGCGGAAATAAGTCCACTGCAGGCCACGACTCTGGCATTGCACGGGGCATTCACCGCGAAACGCAAGCCAGGCAGGAAACAACGATTAAGGAGGCTCACATGACATCGCTGCTCGCTCCGGTCACCGATTTCAGCGATCTCGGCATCATCTTCAATCCACCGACCGATATCAAAGGGCTTGACCCGGCGTTGCACGACACTTTATCGAATCTCGTCACCGTGTGGAACCGCAAGCGCGCGCGCAATTCACTGCGCTCCCGGTATGCGGATGGAAAACATCGGCTCCGCGACATCGGCTTCTCCATCCCGCCGAGCATGCGGAATCTCGAGGAGGTGGTCGGCTGGCCAGCGAAAGCAGTCAATGCACACGCCGAGCGCTGCATGTTCGATGGCTTTGTCAGTCCGAACAGCAGCGACGATTCCTTCGACCTGAATCCAATTCTCTCCGCTAACCGCTGGGACATCGAGCTGCCGATGGCGATCAGCAGCAGCATGATCCACTCGTGCGTCTTCATGGCCGTATCGGAGGGCGACGAGTCGGCTGGGGAACCGCCTGTGCTCACCATTCCGCACAGCGCGCAATGGTCGAGCGCCCTGTGGAATTTCCGTACGCGCAGTCTCAAGGCGGCGCTCACCATCGATGACATCGACGATTACGCGCGTCCTACGCGATTCCGCCTATGGACGCCTTTCCAAGTCATCACCTGCCAGCTTGGGCGTGAATGGTACGTGGACGATGTGTGGACGCATGGTCTTGGCCGTGTGCCTGTGGAGGTGCTGTCTTATAGGCCGACCATCGACAGGCCTTTCGGCAGGTCGATCATCAACCGCGCGGTCATGAGCATCACCGATGACGCGGTGCGCACCGTCCTGCGCAGCGAGGTCAGCGCCGAATTCTACTCGGCACCGCAATGGCTCCTACTCGGCGCCGACCCCGATTCATTCAAGGACGATGATGGCAATCCGATTCCAGTCTGGGAATTCGTCATCGGACGATTGAACATGATTGGTAAGGACGAGGATGGCGACGTGCCGAAGCTTGAGCAGATCACCCAGCAGTCCGTGCAGCCGCATATCGACCAGATGCGAGAGCTTGCCTGCAGATTCGCCGGGGAGACGAATGTGCCGGTCAGCTCGCTCGGCATCATCCAGGACAATCCATCGAGCGCAGAGGCGATGCATGCTGCGGAGAAGGATCTGGTCATCGACTGCTCGGCAGCGAACCGCGTGTATGGTGCTTCGCTTCGTCGTATCGCGCAGGACATCATCATGCTTCGCGACCATACGACCGAAGTGACCGACGAGATGGCGGGCATCACCGCACGATGGCGCAATCCGTCGCTGCCGAGCGTCATCGACGCCGGAGACGCGATGGTCAAACTCGTGGGGGCCTTCCCTTGGCTTGCCGACACGACCGTCGCATTGGAGGAAGTCGGCTTCACTGACGAGCAAATCACCAGACTCCTATCGGAAAAGCGCCGAGCCGAAGCGAAAAGCGCATTGAACGCGCTCGCCGGGATGAACGGAGGCGGGAATGACAAACCGGACTCCGAGCCGCAAGGAAATTAATCTTCTGGCCAAATCGCAGAAGACGGCGGTGAGCCTCGCACAACGGGAGATGGGCCAAGCGTGGCAACAGCTGCAGGGAATGGAACCGGCACAGCAGCGTGACATGCTGCTGGAACTCGTTCCCGCCATCATTGACAAATATGGGAGCATCAGTTCGACCGCAGCAGCCGACTGGTACAAGCAAATGCGGTCGAAATGGTTCGACGACAAATACGAGCCGATACTCGCCGACCCTATACATGACGATTTGACCGACATGATTCGGGCGAAGGCAAGCATGCTGTTCAAAGGCAACGAGCGATATGATCCGAACGCCTATCTCTCGTACCTGAATCGGCTTATCGCGGTCGGAGTGCGTAACGGCGGTCGCAGTACCGTCAGGTCGGCAGCCAAGCTTGACAAGTATGGGCCCCGGTTCGCACGCGTTCCTTCCGGACTTCATACCTGCGCGTTCTGTGCCATGCTCGCCGGACGCGGCTTCGTCTATGCAAGCGCCGAAAAGGCCGGAGGCTTGTTCAACAAGTACCATGCGGCATGCGACTGCGAGATTGTCCCATCATGGGATGAAAAACCGCGTGTGGAGGGCTATCGTCCCGACGAATTGTACGACGACTATCTCAAAGCGAGGGATGAGGCCGGAAGCGATTCGGTGGACGATATCCTTCGCGCGATGCGACAGCATAAGGGCAAATACGCGGATGGAATCCGTCCGGGAACCGCCATCCCTGATGGTTGGAAGCAGCCTCATGCGCAGAACGAGGAACGACTGCTTTCAATGCGAGGACTCGCTGGCGTCACCGATCGCGAATGGTACATGCGTCAGGAAAAGGTTGGAGTTCCACACTCCACCGATATGTTATATCCGCAGGAAATCGTGTTCCTTGAACGATTCCAGAATCTTGGGAACCATGTCGAATGGATACCAAGAGACATAGAAAAAAGGACAGCGACAAATGATTTCCGTTGGATCGAAACAAACGAGCTTTGCGAATTGAAGTCCTTGGCAAAAGCTGATTTTGGCAAAATCGCCGATCGTATCACCAAAGCCGTTCGAAGCGCTAAAGAGAATCACGATGTCGTCAAGGACTGTTTCGTGATAGATCTTGGCCAATCGAAACGTAAAGACAAGCTTGTTCACCAGTTAGAGAAGTACAACGATCGTGAGTGGAAAATCCGCAGACTTTTCATTCTCGACGGTGAAGGTTTATTGGAAATCAAATTGAAATGAAACAACCGGGAGCACGCCTCCGCTCATTGCGTTTTATTTCAACGCCGCAGAGGACCCCCGGTCTTCATATATTTTAGCACATTCTTGGCAGGTTGGCCCAGTGGCGACGGCAGTGGCCTGTAAATCCACGACATTGAAACAACGCGGGTTCGAGTCCCGCACCTGCCACTATCCCATTTTTTGGGCGGTCACTGGCTCCGTCATGCCTGGTCAAAAGGCCACGATGGCCTCAAACATTCGGAGAAAACACAAGGAGCGTTTCATCATGCCGAAATCCCTCATCATGCGTCTTCGTCACATCATGATGGTCGCGCCACCGGCCGAACCCGGCGGTGACGGACAGCAGCAGGGTGGCGAGCCGCCGGCAGGAGAGAAGACCTTCTCCCAGAGCGATGTCAACCGCATCGTCGAGGACCGTCTGCGCCGTGAACAGGCCAAGTATGCCGATTACGACGATTTGAAAGCCAAGGCCGCGAAATTCGATGAGCAGGAGGAAGCGAACAAGAGCGAACTGCAGAAGGCCACCGAAGCCAACCGCAAGCTCGAATCACAGCTGGCGGAGCAGAAGCACGCCGGCCTTGTCGCCAACGCCTGCCTCAAGCACGGCATCCCCGCCGAATTCGCCGACCTCGTGACCGGCGATGACGAGGAAAGCATCGACAAGACAGCCGAGAAGGTCGCCAAGCTCGTCAGCACACAGGGGAAGCCGCCGGCATCCGGCAATGGCAGGCATCCGCTCGACGGCGAGGGAAACCAGCCGGGCGGGCAGGGAAGCATGAGCATCAGGGAGCAGATCGCAGCCGCCGAAAAGAAAGGCGACTATCAGACCTCCATGACGCTCAAAAGCATCATGCTCGGCACGAAGCGCCAGTAACCACCAATCTGGAAGGAAGACATCATGCCTGGAATCACAGGACAGGGCAACACCTACAATCTGCCCAATTACGTCGGCGAGCTTTTCGCCGCAAGCCGCGAGGACACGCCGCTACTCTCCGCCATCGGCGGACTCACCGGCGGCATCGACACCACGTCCACTCTTTTCGAATGGCAGGGCTACGACCTGCGCGACCCAGACGCCAACCGCCAGCGCCTCGAGGGCGCCGACGCGCCGAAGGGCGAGGAACGCACCCGCTTCCACGCCAACAACGTGGTCGAGATCCACCAGGAGGCCGTCGAGGTCTCCTACACGCGGCAGGGTGCGACCGGACAGCGCAACACCGACAACATGCCGGTAGTACAGGTCGGCGGCACCGCCATCCCCGCTGACGAGCTGAGCTGGCAGATCCAGCAGCAACTCAAGCAGATCGCACGCGACGTGGAAGCCTCCTTCATCTCCGGCCATTACAACAATCCGACCGACAACCAGAGCGCGCGGAGCACCCGCGGCCTCCTCGAAGCCATCACCACCAACGTGATGAGCACCGAGCACACCGCCGCCCAGCTGACAGCGGACGACGTGCTCGACCTCGCGCAGATGGCCTGGGACAATGGCGGCATCCGCGAATCCGAGACGCGCACCATCGTGGTCAACTCCACTCTCAAGCGCGCACTGACCCGCTGCTTCGTCACCGACGCGAAGTATCAGGAGCAGACCCGCAACGTCGGCGGCGTGAACCTGCAGACCATCGAGACCGACTTCGGCCTCTTCAACATCATGCTCGACCCGTACATGCCGAAGGACCAGCTGCTCGTCCTGTCCCTCGAACAGCTCGCCCCGCGCTTCCTCGAAATCCCCGGCAAGGGTCATTTCTTCGCCGAGCCGCTCGCCAAGACCGGCGCAAGCGACAAGGTGCAGCTGTACGGCGAGATCGGCTTGCAGTACGGCGACCAGAAGGCCCACGCGCTCCTGACCGTCGCCGGTGGCTCCGCATCCAACACCGTGAAGGTCGCTGGCGTGAGCCTTGATAAGAAGACCATGGGCGTCAAGACCAAGGGCACCAATACGGTGAAGGCCATCGTTGTGCCCGACGGCGCATCCAATAAGGATGTCGCGTGGACTGTGGAACCGTCCGACAATTCCATCGCCACCGTCAAGGCTGATGCCGACAAGAGCGTCGGTGTCGTGACCGGCGTGAAGGCTGGCAACGCCACCGTCACCGCAACCACTTCCGACGGCTCCAAGAAGGCATCCGTCAAGGTCACCGTGACCGACTGAGAGGCCAGATGATGGCCGACACAGATGATTTCGCGAGTGTCGACGATCTTGAAGCCTCATGGCATGCGCTCACGGACGAGGAGAAGACGCGCGCGAAGAAACTCATCGCGTATGCGTCCGACCTGATCCGCTCCTATCGCAGATGGGACAAGGTCAGCAACCTCACCCGTGAGCGCATTTGCTGCGCTGCCGTTAGGCGCGCAATGGAAGCCGATTCCAATGGCGCACCATCAGGAGCCAGCAGCATGAGCGAGACCGCCGGACCATTCCAAGCCACCTACAGCTTCCAGAACCCCACCGGCGACCTCCGATTGTGGCCGAGCGAGGAGAAGGAGCTTGGCGGAAGGCGACGCCTCCTCGCGGGAGCCCTCGACATGAGCACCGGAAAGGTGGTGGCACCATGATCCACGGTGAAACCGTCAAGGTGCTCCGTCCAAGCATCGCCGGAATGGATGCCTACAACACTCCAATCCGCAAATGGTCCGAGGAATCGGTAGGCAACGTGCTGGTCGGCTCGCCGACACAGGACAATGTCGCCACAAGCGTCAATCCGGAAGGATTGCTCGTCTCCATGTCGCTCTACTTCCCACGCTCCTATCAAGGAACGCTCCGGGATTGCAAGGTGATCGTCAGGGGAATCGAATATCGAGTGATTGGCGATCCTGTCGCGCTCGATGGCGGATTGACACCAACTTCCTGGAACATGCAGGTCAACGTCTGCCGCGATGACGGGAGGTGACCATGAAGGGATTCAAAGTCGACAAGGAATGGATGGAACGCAATGTCCTGTCCAACCCAACAGTCCAATCCGCTCTGAACGCGAAGGCCAGACGCATCGCTCCGATCGTGAAGCGCATCGCCCTCAAGGAAGGCGACCGTCATTATGCCGAATCGGTGCGCGTCATGCAGGGACGACGTCCTGGAACGAAATCGCCGACGCATCTGCGCAGACCATATGCCCGAGTCATCATCGGTGACGAGCATGCGGACGCCAAGGAATACGGCGACGGACGGATCTATCCGAAGAAGGGATACCTTCGCCGCGCCATAGCCGAGGCGGGTGGCTGATTATGGCGATTCCGCTTCGCGGCTCATGGCCGCAACCGATGCCGATCATCATCCAATGGCTGCAAGACAAGGCGGGGATCAAGGCTTCGGCGGAAGTGCCGGAGAATCTGCGTGCAAACCTTCCGGCCGTCATCGTCTCTCCGGCGCCGGGTGGCACGACCGCCGATGGATTCACGCGCGGCAGAGCCGTCGACATCGACATCTTCGCCGCTGATTGGACTTCCATGGACGCGACCATAAGAAAGGTCGAAACCGCTCTCTCTCAGCTGCAGGGCGATGGAAACCGATATGGCTACGTCGACTCCTCAACGCTCACCTCATTTTCCGAAGTGAGTCATTCAATGCCTGACGTGCGCCGTTGCACGGCGACGATCACGCTCAACACCAGACCACAATGATTTTTCAATCAAGGAGGAAATGATGGCTGCCATCACCGATGTGCCAAGCATTCTCAATGACAATAACGGAAACGTGCGAAAGTGGGGCACTCAGCTGCTCGCTATCGCCGACTATTCGACCGCGATGCCGGATCCTTTCTTCGACACCGCAACCAACAAACCGAATCAGCTGCCCGAGGGTTTCAAGGTGATGGGCTACATCAGCACTGATGGCGCGAAGATGAGTCGCGGCATCGAGTCCGCCGACACCAGTGCGGTGCAGGATCTGGAGCCGGTGCGTTCCGACATCACCGGACGTACCCGCACCCTGCAGCTCACCTTCCTGGAAATGAACGCATGGGTCAAGGCCTTGGCCCACGGCCTGCCCGTCTCCCAGTGGCCGGCAAACAAGGATGAGGGCTTCGAATTCACCGATGAAAAAACCACGGAATTCCCGTACTACCGCCTGATCTGGATCGGTCAGGACGGTGTGGGCGACGCGGCACATTACCGCATCGAGGCCGGGTATCGCGTCAAGGTCACCAATCAGGGCGACAACACCAAGAACCGCTCCGACGCCGAGGGTGAGGACCAGACCTTCACCTTCTTCCGGGATCCGAAGACCGGCAAGGTGTTCTACGAGGGCGAGAAGATCGCCAAGGCCGGTGCCGCGCTTCGTGCTGATGTCTCCCAGTAGCAGCCGGTGTCCGATCAGGCAGCGTCCTCCGAGTCACAGCCGGTCGCCGACTGACATTGATTCTTCCCGCACCGGGCTTTTGATTCCTTTCACCGGTGCGGGATTTTCCCTTCTTCTCTCGCCGAAAGGAACACTGATTTTTTTGAAAGGATTGAACAATGACCGACAACAAGAAGCGTAAGGTCCGCAGCCTCAAGGCCGTGAAGGCGAAGTATCTTGAATCCCACCCGAAGATTCGGGAGTGGATCGAGTTCACCATCGACGACGAGCCGGATGCGAAGGAATTCCGCATCCACGCTCCAATTTTCCAGTCGAATGAGGAGAAGAAGGCATTCGCGAAGGCGCAGGAGTCCGACGACCAGTTCGACTTGGCGAAAGCGCTGCTCGGCGCCCAGTGGGATGATTTCATCGAGGCCGGCGGACAGATCAGCCTGCTTTTCCTCCTGCTCGACGACGCGGCCGATGAAGTGCATGAGACGGACAGCGAGGGAAACCCTACAACGCTTTAGAGCTCCTTGACGGCGATGGTCACGCGGAGGAATTGGAGGCCGCGTTATGCGCGGTCTACGCGCCGCGTGACCCCATCCAAGAGTTCTGGCAACGCAAGATCAGTCTCCGCGCATTGCATGCGCTGATAATCCACATGCCGCCGGACAACGTCTTCTTTCGTGCTTTGGCTGGTGATGGCTGGAGTGAGTCGGAATGGCTGTTGCACGATTTGGGCGACATGCTCCGTGACATCCAGCTAACCATCACCCAGTGCGCTCCATTTGTGGAGCATCCCCTTGAAGAGGATGACATCAGGCCTCGCACCAAGCCTCCGGCTGTCGTGGTGGCTGAGTCCAAACGCGAACAGTCGTCTGTCGACAGCAAGGCCTTACACGCGCAGGAGCGGAGCGAGCTCATGGCGCTTGTCACGGGCGATCAATCGAAAAACTGAACAGTGAGGTGGTCTCATGGCCGGCACAGCCGCATGGATCGATGTGCTCCCGAATCTGAGCGCTTTCGGCACGAAGCTCAACAGCGGTGTGACGGCCGCGGCCACCTCCGCAGGACGGAATGCCGGCAAGAAATTCTCCGACGCCATGAATCAGGCCGCTGGCCGTGACGTGCTGTCAGAGCAGGTCAAGAGCCTGCAGCAGGCTGAGAAGAAGGCCGCGCAGGCGGTCAGCCAGTACACGTCGCAGATCGCAAAAGCGCGTGACGAGCAGAAAAGCGCCGACCTGCGCGTACAGGCCGCCGAAGTCAAACTGCAGGAAACCATCGTCAAAAGCGGACAATCCTCCTCACAGGCCATCAACGCCCAAGCACGACTCAACGACGCAAGGAGCAAGGCGAGGCAGAAGACCGAAGCCGTCACATCGGCTGAGGAACAACTCAAAGCCGCCAGCGAAGGCCTGAAAGAGACTCAGACGCAGCTCCACGACGCTCAGACGAATCTGAACGCGAGCACTTCCAAGCAGTCGGGATTTTTCGCGTCCGCCGCGGCATCGGCGCGCAATGCCATCAATTCCTTCCGTAGCATGCAATCAAGCGTCACTACCACTGCCGCAAGGGGAGTCGGAGATTCCGAACGCTTCTTCACCGCGTGGGGAGCCGCGAAGTTCGGAGCCATCAGCGGGTTCGCGCAGTCGGCATTCAGCAAAGTCTCAAACATCATCACTAGCAATGTGGAAGGCGCCATTAAACGCGCCGACACGATGAACAATTTCCCCAAAGTCATGAAGAATTTGGGGTACGACTCGAATGACGCTGCCGCAGCCATCAAACGCATCAGCGCCAGCATCGACGGCCTGCCGACCACCACATCAAGCATGATCGGCATGGTCCAGCAGCTTGCTCCGTTGACCAAGAATCTGGACGAGGCCACCAGCATCGCATTGGCGTTCAACAATGCCGTCCTGGCCGGCGGCAAAGACACAGTGCTGCAGGCCGACGCCATCGAACAGTACAACCAGATGTTGAGCGCGAACAAGGTCGATGCCGCCGCATGGCGAAGTGTCGTCAATGCAATGCCTGGCCAGATGAACCAATTGGCCAAGAGCATCCTTGGTGCAAACGCGAAGCAGAACGACCTATATGAAGCGATGAAGGGTGGCAAGGTCACCTTCGAGGACTTCAATAAGGCGCTCGTCAAGCTCAATAAGGACGGCTACGGGCCGTACGCATCATTTACGACGCAGGCAAAAGACGCCACACAGGGCATCGGCACTGCGATGGAGAACGCGAAAAACCGCGTCCAGAAGGCCATCGAGAAGATTATCGAGGCGTTCGGTGTCGACCGCATCAGCGGCGTCATTAACAGCTTTACGGCGAAATTCGGAGATGTCGGCTCGGCTGTGGCCAAGGCGGTCTCCGGATCATTGGAATTCGTCGAGACCGGCAAAGTCAACGAAAAATTGGCTGAATCTTTCCACATCGACAAGAAGTCGTATGCGGGCATCGAAGACGCTTACCAGCGGATTCGGTGGGGGTATAAAGGTCTCGCCGATTTCATCAAGGCCGGTGAATTCTCGTACGAGTTCAACCGTGCCTTCGAGAACGCAGACCGCCAGACACTCATCGACTTCAAAGACAGCCTCCTCGGCATCCGCGACTCCGCCAGCGAGGTGCTGAAGAACCTTCCCGGATTGGGTGAATTTTTCAACACCCCGGCGGATGGCGACAAGTCGAACTTGAACAAGGCCTTGAAAGCCGCCAATGTGGCGCTTGCTGGTCTGAAGCCACTGCTCGACCTGCTCGCATCAATCGAGAAGGCGTGGAACGGTCTGTCCGCTGACCAGCAGGGCACCATCTTCGATACGGCCATCTACCTGTGGTTAGGTAGTAAAGGATTCAAGATACTGAAGAACATCTTCGGTGTCGCCAAGGATATCGGCAAAGGCTTCGGCATCGCCGGAAAAGGCATCAAGACCGCTGGCAACGCGCTGAAATCGTTCGGCAAGTTCCTCGGCGGGCTGAAGGCTCCGAAATGGCTGTCAAAGCTTACCGTCGGCAAGGTTGGAATCGCAGCCGGTGGAACCGCAATGCTTTCAGCTGCGAAGAACGTCGAAAAAGGCACTCCTAAGTGGGCATGGAGTCAACTGAACAAAATTCCCGGTTTCAGCGAGGGCGACAAGTCATACGCCGACTACCAGAAACGGTACAAGGCCGCACAGGAAAACAACAAGTTCCTCGGAATCAAGAACTCCACATGGGAACACAACCTGAATCCGCTGAACTGGCCATCAATGGCCGTGGGTGCCGCGAAAACCGGAATGAACAAACTCGGAAGCCTTCGAAAGAAAGCCGACGAGCAGGGGTTCGCAGGTAATACCGGTTCCGCGCAAGCTTCGATGAGCTCCGGCCAACGCGATGCCGGAGTCAAGGCTTGGAACGGCATCAAAGGCGCGTTCTCCGAGGCAGGGCAGGCACAGGCTGACAATACAGCAGCGCAGGTCAAAGCCCAGCAGGACACTCTGGCCGGCATCAAGAAGGCATGGGGCGACGCCGGCGATTGGATCAACACCAATTGGTGCGACCTGATGGTCAAGATTCAATCGAAGTTCGACGGCGCGGTCCAGTGGGTCGAGGACCGTTGGAACGGTGTCAAGGACTGGTTCGGGACCACAGGTCAGAAGATCGGCGACTTCTTTTCCGGTATTCCATCGGCGATTGGTGGATGGTTTGATTCGGCGGGCCAGTGGGTTGAGGCCAAATGGCAGGGCATCTGCGACTGGTTCTCAGGTGTTGGATCCTCAATCGGAGGTTTCTTCTCGGGTATTCCGGCCGCTGTCGGCGGTTTCTTTGACTCCGCTGGCCAATGGGTGCAATCCAAGTGGCAGGTGGTATGTGACTGGTTTGCCGGCATTCCCGGTTCCATCACCGGCTTCTTCCAGGGGATTCCGGGCACTTTCCAGTCGATTTTCCAGACGGCCAAAGACCGGATAACCGGCGTCTTCAGCTCGGTCGGCACGTGGTTCGACAACAACGTGAAGATTCCCATCTCCAATGCCGTCAATGCCATCGGCCAGACCTTCCAGTCCACCAAGGATTGGATTAAACGAAGCTGGGATCAGGTCAAGGAGGCCGCAAGGGCTCCGGTGGCCTTCGTCGTCAACACGGTGTACACGAACGGCATCAAGAAGGTATGGGATTCGGTGGCCGGCGCCGTCGGCCTGAAACTCTCCCTTCCGACGGTGAAGTTCGCAACTGGCGGCACCGTCGGCGGCATCAACCCCGGTTACGCTCCCGGTGTCGATTCGATCCCGGCGATAACCTCGCCGGGCGAGGCGTGGATGGTGCCGGAATGGACTAAGGCCGTCGGTGCGGAGAACGTCTACCGCTGGAACGCTTTGGCTCGCCACCATGGCGTGCAGGCCGTCCGTGAGGATATGGGTCTTGATGGCGTCCAACGCTTCGCCAAAGGTGGCATTGCCTCCAAGATTGGCAAGGTGGTGTCCGGAGCGAAGAAATTCATCGAGGATTTGTCCCAGACAGCTCAGGCCTTTGTGAAGAATCCTGTGGATTGGGTCACGTCGAAGATTCTCACGCCTGTGAAATCGCAGGTGGCGGGAATCAGCGGCGGCCAGTTCGGCCAGATGGTCGGCAGACTGCCGGTGAGTGCCGCTACGGCTCTTGTCGACAAGGTCAAGTCGATGGCGTCCGACCTGGCATCCAAGTGGACCAGCAAATCCGAGGCGGGCCAATATCATGGTTCGGTCGGTGGCGGCGTGGAACGCTGGAGGAGCCTAGTCCTGCAGGTGCTCAAGGAATTGGGCCAGCCAGCAAGCTGGGCCGACACCGTGCTACGCCGAATGAATCAGGAGTCCGGCGGCAATCCTAACGCCATCAACAACTGGGATTCCAACGCCAAAGCGGGTATGCCGTCGCAGGGCCTGATGCAGACCATTCCTGGCACATTCAATGCCTATGCGGGGCCGTACCGCTCGCGTGGCATCACCGACCCGCTCGCCAACATCTATGCCGGCTGCAATTACGCGATCCATCGGTATGGGTCGTTGGCCGGAATGAATCGTGCGGGCGGCTACGCGCTCGGCGGCATCGTCGGAGACGATAGACCGACCCTGTACGATCGCGGCGGCATCCTGCCACCCGGACGGCACCTCGTGGCCAACGAGACCAAGCAGCCCGAACTCGTGTTGACGCGAGAGCAGATCGTCAAGATCTTCGGCGCTGACGTCAAAGATAAGGGCGATCGGACCGTGAACCTCAACGTCAACATCCCCGAACGCTCGGATCCATGGGCTGATGCGAGCATCCTCGTGCGCACCGCGCGACACCAATTGCGATAAAAGGAGGCCGATGTGGCTTATTTTGCGGAATTGTCGGCCTCCGGCTTGGAGCCGGTGCGTTTCGAGGGTTCGGGCGATCTTGACTGCCTGTGCATCGCGAAAGGCGGCATCGAGGGCTGGTGGTCGACTCCCGCCGCGAAAGTCAATGTGACGGCGCGAGGGCAAGGCGACGGTGGACATGATGTGAGCGAGGATGACATCTCCTACGCCAGCCGTGCCGTCACTCTGCATTGGAATGCCAACGCTTCCAGCCGTGACGAGCTGCTCGCTTTGACGGACAGTGTGCGCAGGCTCGTGCATCGTCAGGTCAGAATGCGCGTGGTCGACGGCACCGAGGATACCTGCTGCAGTGGCGGATATATGGTGCTTACCCAGCAGCCTGACTATCGGTCCGGCAGCATCGCCGATTCGACCATCACCATCGTTTTCGAGCGTCCGGAGCGCCTGTCGTCTTTGGCGCATTCGGGTGAGGCTCGCGCGTCGGTGGTGCAGTCGGGCGGCTTGAGCTACGGCGCGGCTAATGGTGGCTTGGCATATCCGCTGCAGTATGGCGTGGCGTCGGATGGTGCGACGGTGATGCGCTTGCCGAATCAGGGCACTAGCCGCGCATATCCGACCTACACCTTGTGCGGAGAGTGGCCTGATGGCTGCACGCTCCGCTTGGCGTGCGACGGGCGTAATTCCACCATCGCCTATTCGCGCGCCATCCACACCGGCACACCAGTATTGCTGGACACCCGCTCCCGCACCGCCACCATGGGCGGTGTGGACGTGACCAGCGGATTATCACAGCGCGGGTGGATGACGATACCGGCCGGCAGCGCGCTGACCGTCAATCTCACCACGCCCGGCAGCGGCTGGGTCACATGCGAATCGCACGACACCTATATATAAGGAGGCATTTATGACCACGGCTTTAGGCATCAGGCCGGACGCACGATCCAATGGGGTGAGTCCGCAGGTCCATCGGCATATCATCAGCGCCCAATGGACGAGCGACGGCATCATACAGGGTCTTGATGTGACCGGAGGCACAGGACTCACTTACAACGTAGGTGCCGGCACGGCTCTTATCCAGCCCGACGGCCAGCGGGGGGAGGCCGTGCTCGCGTATTGGCCTGGGGGCCAGACGCCGGCTGTCGCCGCGGGAAACGCTGGACTTTCGCGTTATGACGTCATCTGGATGCGCGCCCACGACTTGGACAAGGGCGATGCCGACAACCAGGTCGTGCTCGGCGTCACGCAGGGCACTCCCGCCGCCGACCCGGGCATCCCGATAAACCAGGTGCCGAGCGACGCGGTGCGGTTGGCGGCTATGCTCGTGCCAGCCGGCATGACCCAGACCAAATCGTGCAGCACGGACGGCGCCGAACGCTACGCGATGCCCTATGGTGCCTCGCGAGGCCGTCTCGCATGCAATGTGCGGAACTACGAAGGCCCGTCGAATTTCTCGGACGGTGGCAAGGATTATTTCGAACAGGACACTGATTTCTATCTGCCGACCGACAGGCTTATCGAACTGAGGTATCGTGCGACCGCCTGCGCCTGCCGTCACGACAATCCCAAGAAGCCCACCGAGGACGCCACGCAGATGGCATGCTGGTACGTCGGCTTCCAGATCGACGGCAAGGACGTGGCTGGTGGCGGCGGCCAGTTCCAGGTGTCGCGAGCATGGCAGCAGGTGCATCTCAACGCCTTGGTCGAATTGCAGGCCGGATGGCACACCGTCCGTACCCGCAACCACAGGGTCACGTGGGGCGAGAACGTGTATTTCATCTGCCATTCCGACTCCAAGGAGAACTACCCCGGCCGCACCCTCGAGGTGTGGGACCGTGGAGTGAACGTCGGTTAAAGGAAGGATCGATATGGCTTGGCGCGCGTACATCGTCGACACCATCGGCGGCCAGATCATGTGCCCGATCGATCTGCCGAATTTCAGCTGGTCGGTCAGCGTGGCCGACTCCAGTTTCTCGACCACGAAATCAAAAGGCGTGGGGCAGGGCGAGGTGAGCGGACTCAAGGTGCCATGGACCGCGGTGCCAGCCGACTCGCCCAGCGAACGCTCACGCCTCCTCGCTCCCGACCGGCGCAGCATCGCGCTCTGCTGGACAAGTCCATCGGATTCCGAGGATGCGATCGGCACGCCGATACTCTGCGGGCTGATAGGCCAGAGGAAGGACGGTCCACTCGACACGGACTTCAGCCTGACCAGCCTTTACGGGCTCCTCGGCGACAGATACTTGGTGCGCGAGGGAGTCTACGGAGCCGCCAATGGCAGCACCAGCACGGATGCCATCAACTTCAGCGATCTATCCCTCCGCGCCATCGCGGCCGAGGCGGGCTGGCTGTGCACCAACGCCAAGCCGGGCGGCGGACTGCCCATCGACTGGCACTACCGAGGCGAAAAAGGCTCGCACCAGCGCGAATACGATTCATGGGATATCCAGAATCTGAAATGCTCGGACGTGTGGGACAAGATCGCCAACGTGGAAAACGGGCCGGATCTGCAATTGCGGCCGAAACTGTCCGGCGACACGATCCGCTTCGACTTCATCGCCGGCAGCGACGCCGACCCGAACATCGCGCAGGACACGATCATCGAACTCTCATCCTCGCCTTACGGCGGCACGTTGGAGAACATCACAATAGACCATCTCGGAGCCGTGAACCGCGTCTACGCGAGCGGCTCGGGCACGGACAAGGCGCAATTATGCCATCTGTCCGAAGACCTGAGCCTTGTGAATGGAAGCCACGAGCCGTTCCCGCTGCGGGAGATGACCTACAGCGACACCGACGCCGCCGACGCCGGTCTGCTCCGCCAGCACGCGGACGGCATATTGGCCGCCAACCGGCGTCCGCTCATGCAGATCAAAGGCGAACTCCATGCCAATGACGTGAGCGCGGACGGCACTCCACTGCATCCGCTCGGCAGCTTCTGGCCCGGCGAGACGATGCGGTTGGACATTCAAGGCTTCCCCAGCCTCGCGGACGGCATCTACAGTTGCCGATTGATGCAGATGGGCGGCGACCAATCGGACAAGGTGAGCTTGATTTTCGACGCCATGGATGATCCCATGGCCTGACATTTTGGAGGTGGCTATGTCCTTTCACGTGGAATTGAATCCAGACGATTCGACGCTCGGTCTGAGCCTGGGCATGAAGGCCATGCGCCTCGCCCTGAGCCAGAAGACCCACAAGATGGGCACCGTGCGCATCCCCGTCACGGGCGGCACGGACGTCATCATTGGCGATGGCGCGCAGGATGGCGCGAATCGCATCGACCAGGATGGTAATCAGATGCCGATCGTGGACACGAGCGGCATCGACAAGGCCGCGCAGGATGCGCAGCAGGCCGCCGACAAGGCCATGGCGAAGGCCGACGAGGCGATCGCCAAGGGCGAGCAGATCCGCCGGGACGCGCAGGCGGGCATCGACGACGCGCGCAAGCAGGCACAGGATGCCGCAGCCAAGGCCGACAAGGTCCGAAGCGATCTGACCCGGCAGGTCCAGGATGCGAAGTCCGAGATGGACTCCACCGTCAAGGCCGCCCAATCATCCGCCAACAAAGCTCAGTCCGCGGCAGACGCGGCCCAGAAGGCGGCGGACAAGGCCAATGCGTCCACCGCCGATCTGGACAAGTCCATTCAGGCGGTTGATGCGAAGGCCATCGCGGCGAAACAGGCCGCGGCCGAAGCCCAGTCCAAGGCCGAGAACGTCGCATCGGATCTCGATTCCGCGAATGCGGTCATCGAACAGCACACCACCGAGCTCGGCGAACTGACGACGAAAGTCAGCAATGCGGTAAAGAAATCCGACAGTGCCCTGAGTGTCTCCACGGAGGCCAAGCAGACTGCGACCGAGGCATCGACTACGGCATCTTCCGCATACAAGGATTCGCAGACCGCTCTTACCCAGAGCACCACTGCGACCCAGACCGCAACCGCCGCAAAGACCACTGCCGAATCGGCAAGCAAAACCGCAACCGATTCGCTCAAGCAGTCTTCCGCCGCTGTGCAGACGGCCAATCAGATCAGCACGACCCTGAGGACCGAGTATCAGACCAAGGCGGATGCCGATAAGATCTATGCGACCCAGTCGAGTCTGAAACAGACTTCGGATTCCATCACCGCTTCGGTCTCAAAGACATATGCCACGAAAGACGCTCTGACCGCTCTCCAGAACGCCTCCGACAACGCCATCGAATCATGGCGGGGAACCGGTGTCCCGACCCTCGAGAACAAGCCGGCGTCGGACTGGACCACCGACGCAAAGAGGAAGAAGCATTCCGGCGATCTTTACTACGACAAGGCCACCGGCAAGGCATATCGTTTCGGCTCCGACGACGGCAAGACCTACACGTGGGAGCTGAATCAGGATACCGATGTCACCAAGGCATTGGCGGATGCATCCAAGGCACAGACCTCCGCCAATAATGCACAGGCATCCGCAACAGCCGCGAACACCGCTGCCGGTAAGGCCCAATCGACGGCTAATACCGCAGTCAGCAATGCGGCCACGGCGAAGAACGCAGCCGATGCCGCGCAATCCAGTGCGAACAAGGCTCAGGGCGATGTCGATAAGCTGAAGATCGATATTCCGGCGACCTATGCGACCAAGAGTTCTCTGACTCAGACCGCGGAATCCATTACGGCGAATGTCGAGTCAGTCAAGACAACCGCAAACAGTGCCGTGACTGCCGCGTCGAAGGCGCAGCAGACCGCCGATGGCATTTCCGCAGATCTGACAAAGAACTATCAGACAAAATCCCAGGCGGATACGATATATGCGACCAAGGCGAGTCTTAAGGCGACTTCGGATAGCATTTCCGCCGAAGTCACCAAGGCCCAGGGAACCGCAAATGGCGCAGTGACCGCTGCATCGAAAGCACAGCAGACCGCAGATGCCGTCACTCTGAATCTGTCGAAGAACTACCAGACAAAAGCGCAGAACGATGCCTTGTACGCAACCCAGACAAGTCTGAAGGCGACTTCCGATTCACTTAGCGCGAATATCACGGCAAATGCGAAGACAGCGCAAAGCGCAGTCGACAAGGCGACGAGTCTCGAAGCGAACCTTAACGGTTTCAAGACCACTGTTGCTGAAACATATACCACAAAGAATGATTTCAATAATCTCTCAGTTGGTGGTACGAACCTTCTAGTTAAATCGAATTTCATTGAAACCTGGATTAATTCTAAAACTGGAACTCTGCAGTATCCAGACGCTCATGTTTCGGATTCAGAATGGAATGGCGATTCATCATCCAAAAAACCAATCACAGTCGATCCGAATACAACATATGTTTTAAGTGCATATGATTCAATGACTGACACTGTAAAGAATACTGGTCGTATCAGTCAGTTTGATTCCGAAGGTACTTTTATCAATTTTGCAGTTCCCAAGATAGCCTTAAGAGATAAAGGTCATATCACTTTTACGACTGATGAAAATACATCTTCCATATTGGTTGGTATTTATTCTTTTCCAAGATATAGATGGAAACTCGAAAAAGGCACCAAGCCAACTGATTGGTCTCCAGCCCCAGAGGATCTTCAACCTGCAGGAGATTACGCCACCAACAGTTCTGTTACCCAGACTGCAAATTCCATCAAGGCTGAAGTCACTGAAGTCTCCAAGACCGCAAACGGTGCAATGTCCAAAGCCACTACAGTGGAACAGACCGCTAATGGCCTTAGCAGTAAGATCACCGAACAGGCTAAGACACTCAATGCTACCGTTACGACAGCCAACGAAGCAAAGCATACCGCTGACAGCAATAAGACAGCCATCAGTCAGGTAAGCACTACAGCCAGTAATGCATTGACTAAAGCCTCTACCGTGGAACAGAATCTCAACGGGTTCAAGACCGCTGTCAGCCAGACCTATGGCCGTGGCTCGAACCTCTGGGTCAATCCGACCTTCGACCCCGACAAGCCCCAGATCACCTCTCGGGTGGATAACGTCACTGCACCGAATGGAAGTGGAGTTAACCTCCTCGCGCATCGTGACCATTATAATGGCAACACCAGTTTTCCTGTGGTACCAGGTCATACGTATGTGATAACCGCTCATATCAAGAGGATAAAAGGGAACATCCCACTGAATGCTGGTATCTGGTATACGGCACAGACCAGTGGAACTTCATGGGATGACTTGCCGCTTCCAGAATCGACATCAGACCTAAGTGATGGATGGATTGCCGGTACATGGCGTTTCACCTGTCCGAACGGAAAATCCAGAGGATGTGTGTGCTTCCATATCGATCAGTGGGATAGTTCGTATCAATTCTATATTTCAAATGTCGTATGTGTTGATGTCACCGGTCTCCAACCAGCAGGAGATTACGCAACCAACAGTTCCCTTACCCAGACAGCTAATTCCATTAAGGCGCAGGTGTCGGAGGTCGCTAAGACCGCCTCCGGGGCGATGGGCAAGGCGTCCTCGGTGGAGCAGACGGCCAGCGCGCTGTCCTCGAAACTGTCGGAGACCGTAAGGACGTTGGATTCGACCGTGCAGACCGTCAACACGGTGAAATCCACGGCTGACTCGAACAAGGCCACGTTGACGCAGGTCTCCAAGACCGCTTCCGACGCATTGAGTCGGGCGAGCAGCGTGGAACAGTCGTTGAACGGTTTCAAGACCACCGTAAGTCAGACATATACGACGAATGCCGCAACCGAGGAGTTGAAGAAATATACTTCCCGTCGTTTTGATGTATGGGGCGCGAACGGACATCCGAAATGGGTGAAGCTCGGCCATCTCAACAGCAGCGGCGACGCATCGAGCATCCTCCTGCATGTCTACTCCGGCGACGGGTACAATGGCGAGGCCAGACAGAACGCGGAGTTCGAGATCTTCGTCAAGGACGGCTGGCAGAGTGCGCTGTCCGCCAATGGCGCGTTCGGCGTGAGCGTGAAGCGCATCCGTAATGCGGACAATGTTAAGGTAAAGGTCTTGGCATTCAGCTCGAACACCTGTGACATCTGGGTGTACCTGCCATGGTCATGTTGGAACGGATATTATACGCTGCAGGGTATCTACAGTGCATGGACGAATGGTCCTAACACTGGTGGAAACCATATACAGGATGATGAGCCGAACGGAACGGTACAGAACATCGCCTATGACACGCTCAGTACGCATAGCTATGTCGATCAGACTGCGAAATCGGTAGCGCTCGGTGTCGTTCAGAATTATAAGGGTGCGGACGGTTCCGGTCTGGCCACGAAATCCGATATTACGGTCGCAAAGAACAGTATCACGAGCACCGTCGCAGGCACTTATGCCACCAAGAGCGGCGTCACGCAGGAGATCTCGTCGAAGATCACCCAGAACAACAACAGTCTGGACGTGAAGTTCGCGACGAAGACTGAAAACCAGATAGCACGGAATACAGCCAATACAGCAAATTCCAATGCTACCAATGCTCAGTCGCGCGTCGGCATGCTGGAGGACTGCATCAGTCTCACTTCCGCGGGAGTTCGCGCCGGACACCAGAAAAACGGGGTGTTCGGCGGCGTGAGCGCTTTGGTGAACACTGACGGCAGTTTCGACCTGCTGGACAAGGACGGCAAACTGCTCACACGCATCGACCGGCACAGTTTGCAGGTGGCCGGTGATGATGGTGTCGGTGCAGGGCATTTGATCCTGTCGCAGGACGGTCTTGACATCACCGTGCAGCCTACGGCGAACAAGACGGCCACCTATCATATCCAGCTCGGCGCGGGCGGCATCAGCATCACCGCTCCTGACGGGTCGCATGTCGAATGCTCCGCCCGGACCGGTCTTGATCTGGAGACGGTGAGATACGGAAAACTGTCCATCGGCTCCGGTGGCTTGCAGTTCACCAACGACCAGGGCTGGGGCTTGGGCCTCTCCGCCGCGGGCTGGAGCATGAGGTGGGCGGGGAACCACACGCTCGCCACCGGTCCGACGGCGGGCAAGCTCTACATCGACGGACATGAGATCGTCACCAAATAAACCGATTCGCAAAAAGGAGGAATCATGAGCGACGAGAAGACAACCGAAACCACGGTCGAAGCGGGGAAGGCCGATGCGGCCGGCACCGTGCTAGACCTGCGCCCGCCAAAGAACGGGATTGTATACCAGCTGCTCCGCCTGGGCCTTGCCTTCGACCATCGTGACGATGGCGGGGAGACATGGACGGACTACACGCGTGGCGTGACGGCCGTGTTCAAGGACCGTTCGTCCACGGAGGTCATGCTTGCGGATATGGACACCAAGGATTCCCGCACCGTGCGGCTCGCCGACCTCGAAAAGGTCATCGAGATCAGGACATGGCGCTCTGACGGGGCGGGCGACTGATGCCGCTGGAGTTCTTCTCGAGCGCCGAGTTCTGGACGGCGGCGATCGTCGCCCTCGTCGGTGGCGGAGGGGTCGGTGCGATCATCGGTGCCGTCTCCAGCCGTCGCAAGGACACCGCCGACATCGCCGCACAGGCGTGCGACATCCTCACCGATTCGGTCATCAAGCCATTGCGCGAGCAGGTGGACGAGCAGGAGGGGCAGATCGAGCATCTGGAGAAACAGCAGCGCAAGTACTTCGCGCTCACGGCGTACACCCGTTCGCTTTTCCACTGGCTGCAGGAGTTCTGTGAGATCACCGAACCGGAGTTCCTCGCCCGACATCCGAAACCGCATCTGCCGGACGAATTGCGTGCCGACATCGCGCCGGAGACCTTCTCCCGGCGATAACCATTCCAAGGCCATCTCCCCGGAGGTGGCCTTTGCCATATCTAAGGAGGCAATCATGGCGGAACACGCCAACGAAAAACAAACCAACAATCTTCCCGGACTGACCGGCGAACGGGTCAAGGCCGGCGTGACCATCGTCGTCACACTCTACGCTTTGATTAACGCCGGTCTCAGTCTGGCCGGCATCAATCCGCTGCCATTCACGGACGAGCAGGTGAGCGCTTCGGTTTTCGGCGTCATCGGCATCGCGGGCACGATCTACGGCTGGTGGAAGAACCAGAACATCACGTCCGCCTCGCTCGCGGGACAGCAGCTCGTGGACGCGCTCAAAAAGGAGGGCGTGGTCAACGGTGTCAGCGCCGCGAAGAGCGCGGCCCTGAGCGCGGCGGCAGCCGTGGCCAAGACCACGCCGAAGACTACCGACACCACGGACGCGGATCTTGAGCCGGGCGGTGACATCCAGTGACCGGCGCTGGCTTCGCGCTATGGCGCGGCAGTCCGAACCACTACGCTGGGCGTAACGGCTTGAGCGTGGACCACATCACCCTGCATATCATGGTCGGCCGGTTGACCGGCACGGACTCGTGCTTCATGAATCCCAGCTTTCAGGCCGCTTCTCATTATGGCGTCGGCGGCGACGGCAGCGTCTGGCAGTGGGTGGACGAGGCGAACGGCTCGTGGGCCGACGCCAACTGGCAATCCGATTGCAGCGGCATCACCATCGAGCACGAGGGCGGCATGGCCGGCATCCCCGTCACCGACGCGGAGGTCGAGGCCAGCGCCAGACTGTGCGCCGACATCGCCCGCCGATACGGCTGGCAGACCCTCTGGCACGATGCCAGCGGCAACCGGCACGGCAACATCGTCCTGCACCGCGAGGTGCCGGGCACGGACCACTACGGGTGTCCCGACAGGTGCGTCAACGCGCTGCCGGTGGACAGGATCATCAAAAGAGCGAACGAATTATTGGGAGGAGACGACATGTCGGCAGAAGACGTGTGGAATTTTCGACAGAATGGTGTCCTGATGCGCGACCGCCTGCAGGGCACGGACGCGGCCGCGAACGCCACGAAGAATGAGCTTTTCAGGCTTTCGCAGTGGGACAGGAACACCCACGCGTCGGCCTTGGGCAATCTCGTGGTCGAGCAGCCGGTGCAGGGCGGCGCGAAATTAGGGGATCGTGTGGCCGGCATCGATGCGAAGACCAGTCAATTGGTCACGCAGGTGGCGGCTTTGACCGAGGCGGTCAAGACCCTCGCCGAAAGCAAGGGTGCCGACCCCGACCAGATCGCCGCCGCCGTGGAGAACGCCGTCAAGGCCAAGCTCGACAAGCTCAGGATCACCGTCACCGACGGCCAGTGATTAATTTTCGGGCGCGAGACTCAACCTCGCGTGGAAAAATTTCACGCATTCGAATGCTTGTGGAAATTCTCACACCCCGTTTTTAAGCGTGGGAAATCGCGCTTTTGAATTCCTGTTGGAATATTTTGCGCCCTAATGCAACATCGCCCCTCTCTCAGCATGATGCTGGGGGAGGGGCTTTTTCTTCATTCCGCATACAAACCGCATACAAAGACCGTCACGTTGCGTTCCATACAGTCATAACCAATCACAACTTACAGGATGGCAAAAGCGTTGAAATGCCAACGTTTCTCAATCTCCAAACAGTCTGTCAAACCAAACCTAAAAACCACCAGATATAACAGAATGTCGCAGGTTCAAATCCTGTCAGCCCGACCGGAGCCCTTGGAAACATTAGGTTTTCAAGGGCTTATTTTTTCGTCGAAAACAATCCGCATACAAATGCTACAAATGCCGCGGAACCTCCCCGCCTAGACGCCCTTCAGCCGCTCGGCGCGCAGCTCTCCGATCGCGTCCGCCACGTGTTCATCCACAGGTTCCCGCCCCTCGCAGCGCGAAACAGCCAGTCGCCATCGTCCATGCCATCCATCCGCTTTTCGAGGTGGTGATGTTTTCTTGGACTTCCCGACCGGGAGGAGAACCCTCTTATGGCGAAGTACAGCAAGGAGCAGCGTGACAGGGCAGTGGACCTGTACATCAAATACGAGCGCTGCGCCGCCGCGGAGGGGTTCCTCGGCCGGATCAAGCAGGAGTTTCCTCCGCAAGCGCGGCTTCGCGGGCGTCTCGATGGGCGGGTTCATCGGCATGCTCGACGGCTACATGGTCTGTTGCCGGGACGGGAGGATTAAGACGGAGTTCGGCATGAGCATCATGGCTCGTCGAGGCGCGCTCGGTCTTGCGGCATGATCGGTGGTGATGGAATCAATAACGAGTCCAACAAAACGTCACCAGCCCCATTCCAACTGGATCCGCGTGTTCGTCAACCGCGTCCACGATCGCACCGGCGTATGGCCGCTGGTCTACGTGTCCGCCGCGTTCATTCCCCAGATCCCAGCTGACGTGCGTGCCAACTGCGGTCTGTGGGTGGCGCAGTACGCCAACAACAATCCCACCGGCTGACAACCCCGACCATGGAACTACGGTAAGTACGGCGAAGCCATGCGCCAGTACACCAGCAACGGACGCATCAACGGCTACAACGGGCCTTTGGATCTGAACTACTTCCGTGGCACCCGCGAACAGTGGGACAAATACGCCAACCCAAGCAAAACCCAAACCCTCACCGACTCCGGCTCCGCAACCCGCGCCGAGCGTGGACTACGAGGTGTTGGCGACCGCGACTATCCGTGGCGACTACGGCAACGGCGAAGCCCGCAGGGCTGCGTTGGGTGCGAACTACGGGCCGGTCATGCGCATCGTCAACCAGAGGCTCAACGGGTCCGCAGCATACGCGCCCGCCGCTTCCACCCGAAGCGTGAACGTGACCGTGCGCAATGGTGACACCATGTCCGGCATCGCCAAGCGAACCGGCCTGTGGCCGTTGCCCGCGTGGAGCGTGCCGTCCGGCAACATCAACCTGATCTATCCCGGCAACATCGTCACCTACCGAGGCACGGCAACCTCTACTTCCAGCGGATCCATTGCCACGGGTGGCCGCGTGCATATCGTCAAGAGCGGCGAAACATTGAGCGGCATCTTCGGGGCCAACGGCTGGCAACGCGTCGCCCAGTTGAACAACCTTGCCAACCCCAACCTCATTTACCCCGGCCAGCAACTCCGCTACTGACCAAAACCACCGTGGCCTTCGGCACCCATGCCGAAGGCCACATTCATCATCTAAGGAGAAGCCTATGGATATTTCCGCTGCAACCACGCTTGCATCTGGACTCGTGGGCCTGATTGTGCCCGCCGTCGTGCAGGCCTTCAAGAAGTACATTCCCGGCGAATACGTCGGACTCGTGTCTTTGGCAGCTTCCATCCTGTTCGGCACCATCGCCATCGCCGCCACCGGCGGATTCGACGGCACCTACACATGGGACATCACGCTCGCTGGCGTAGTAGGTGTCGCCCAGACCGTGTACACGCTCGTCAACCAAGCGTTCGACGGGAAGCTGTCCAAGATCAGATGTAGTAGCCATTGCACTCGTTGGATCCGTTCCTCAGCCCTGTTTTTCAGCCATCGTAATTGGCTGAGAAACAGGGCCTCTTTTTTATTCAGGTTCGCAGCTTTGCCGCCTTGCCTCTTTACAATGGAAAGAATGAAGCTGCTTGACAATGTTGGCCCCAATAGGTTGGGCGAGGCGCTGAAACATGTGATTGATCGTGGCGCGAGTATGTCGATTATCGCCTCGTATTTCACGATTTTCGCCTATGGGCAGATGCGTGACGTGCTGGCTGACGTGAATGAGTTGCGGTTCATCTTCAGCGAGCCGACGTTCGTCAAGCGCATGGCTGATGCGAAGGAGCCGAAGGAGTTCGCCCTTTCGCAGCGGTCCCGCGAGCGTGGCGTGGGCGGCGCGGACTTGGAGCTCACGTTGCGCAACAATCTCAGCCAGAGGGCTTTGGCCCATGAGTGCGCGGAGTGGCTGCGCTGGCATGCGAGTTTCAAGTCGGCGAAGGCCTCGAACCGGATGCAGACCGGTTCGGTGTATTGTGTGGAGAACGGCGAGAGGGCGCAGGCGTTTTCCGGCATGAATGTGCCGTTCACCCTTGAGGGGCTTGGCTACGAGCGCAAGCCGGGTGTGGTGTCGCCCATCACCCATTTCGAGGATACGGGCGAGGCCCAGCCGCAGCTCATGTTCTTCAACCAGCTGTGGGACACCCCGGGGCTGTTGGAGGAGGTGACCGACCAGGTCATCGAGCAGGTGAAGACGCTGTATAGGGAGGACGCGCCCGAATACATTTACTTCCTGACCCTGTTCCATATGTTCCGTGATTTCCTCGAGGAGAGCGAGGAGGATCCGATCAAGCCCGGCCTCAACTTCGAGGACACCGAGGTGTGGAACCGCCTATATGACTTCCAGAAGGACGGCGTGGTCGGCGCGATTCGCAAGCTGGAGAAGTACAAAGGCTACATCATCGCGGACAGCGTCGGTCTGGGCAAGACGTTCGAGGCGTTGGCGATCATCAAATACTACGAGTTGCGCAACGACCGTGTGCTGGTGCTCGCGCCGAAGCGCCTGCGCGAGAACTGGACCATGTACAAAGGCAACGACACGCGTAACATCCTGGCGAACGACCGGTTCAACTACGACGTGCTCAACCACACCGACCTGTCCCGTCGCGCCGGCATGAGCGGGGACATCAACCTGGAAACACTGAACTGGTCGAACTACGATCTGGTGGTGATAGACGAATCGCACAATTTTCGCAACCGGCCGACGGACACGACCACGGAGTCGCGCTATTACCGGCTTATCAACGACATCGTCAAGAAGGGCGTGCGCGGCCAGATCGAACAGGTAATCGCGCACAAGGCCGAGAAACTCCAGATCAAGGACAAGGCCGAGAAAGTGGAGGTCGGCTTCAATGAGCGGGCCGCGCAGAACGAGGCGTTCAGGGAACTGTGGCGGCGCATCAGGCCGCGCACCAAGTTCGAGCTGCACGTGGACAGCGACACATTAGTCACGGAATCCATCAGCTATATCCAGGGCATGGAGAAGATCCGGCCCATCGAGATCCACAGCTACCGGGCTGGGCTCGACATCGACGAAGCGGGCATATCCGTGGGTGACGAGCACATGTCGGTCGTAGGCACGTCCAGGAACGCGCAATACGATCTGCCCGATCCGATAGCCGAGCTGCAGGGTGTCGTTGGCCTCACCCGCCATACGCTCAAGAGGATCCTCGAAGGCTGCGGGCGCTCGGAGGAGTTCAAGGTCGATCCCGTCACCTTCATCACCCAGGTGGCGGCCTGCATCCAGAAGGCGAAGCGCAAGGTGCTGCCCAAGGGCATCACCTACACCATGCTGCCCGAAGCTGAATGGTACAAGACCAGCGTGCTCTCGCCGCAGGGCATGAAGGGCTATCGGGGGCAGAACGCGTTCCAGCCCAGCCATCTCGAAAAATGGCTCTACGACTACGTGGCGTACGACTCCACGACCGTGGAACGCCCGTTCGCCAGGCAGCTCGACCGCGCCGACGACGTGCTGTTCTGCGCGAAACTGCCCGACAGCTTCGTCATCGACACCCCGTTCGGCTCCTACAACCCCGACTGGGCGTACGTGGAGGACGAGGAGAACGGCGAACAGCGGGTGTATTTCGTGGTGGAGACCAAAGGCGGCAAGAACGGCATCGCCAACACCCGCCCCGAGGAACAGTCCAAAATCGACTGCGCCAAGATCCACTTCGCGGAACTCGCCAAGGAATTCCCCGGCCTCGAATACGAGGTCGGCACCAAATACGACAAGGTAATGGAATAATGAGCGCTTTCGACAATGATCTGCCACTGAACAAGCAAAAAGCTGGCAGCAACACGATTGCTAGTTTGGATAGGTTCGGCAGAGCGGGATTCATAGAACGTCTTGCCGGAATGATCAGCGAATCTGTTTCCAATGACGGTAGCTTGGTCGTCAGCCTTGAAGGGCCATGGGGATCCGGGAAAACATCTGCAAAGAATATGCTGGTGGAAGCACTACAGAATTGCTGGCAGGGAAAAAGAGTCGATGAAAATGGACGATATCCACGATTGATAACCGTGGAATTCGACCCATGGCTCTTTTCCGGAAGTAATGATGTTGTTGCATTGATGTTCTCGGCGATTATCAATTCGATCGATGAATATTCAGAGGCAAAGCAAAGCAAGCGAGCCTCTGCAATAGATAAAATCGATAAAGCAAAGCGTGTGGCGGACATTGCTTCCAATATCGATAAAACAGGAATTCTGAAAGCTGTATCAGAATCATTGAGATGGGTTTCTGAGAGTATGAATCCTGAGGACAATAATGCTAAGCCTCTGATTCAATCTCGTAATGAATTAATCAGGCAGTTGAGATTGCTTCCAGAAGATTATGCGATAGTTGTTTGTATCGATGAAATTGATAGGTTAGATGACGCTGATATTGTTGATTTATTTAAGGCGCTGAAATCAGTCGGCGATTTACCTCGTGTTGTGTACGTGCCAGTCTTTGATCGAGAAATTATAATAGCAGCTCTTGGTCGCATTTCGCAGCAAGGAAAAGGTTCCCAGTATCTTGAGAAGATTGTCCAGATTCCAATAACTCTTCCTCAAATACCAAGAGGAGTTATCTGGAAAGATTTTGTGGATCAGATAGATGCCTTCACTTCGACGGCAGCGTTCGGAAACATGTCACAGCAAAATCGTTATTCACATCCCGAAGGATATTTGTTGGAATCTTGCGTGAAACCATTTGTGCACAGTGCACGTGACATGCATCGCATACTTAACGCATTCAGAATTCCCGCATTGCAACTACGCAACGAAGTCGACCTTGCGGAATTGCTGTGTCTAATCGTAATCGAGCTTTATGATCCTGATTTTTATGATTGGATATATTGGCATCGTGATGTGCTCCTTTCGTCGTCGAGTAAAGATGACGCAAAAGAAAACGATGAGTATGTCGACAGTGAGCTTCATCGTCTTACGCTTCACGACCAGAACCCATCAGCCGATGTCGTAAAGCAAAGGGCTCGCATATTATCTATGCTGTTCCCCGCATATAAGCAGATGCATTTCGATGCTCACTACACTAATGTCGGTTCTAGCCAAAAGAATAATCACCCTGTGCGTGAAGGGCTGCGAAGAGTCTCTGATCCCAAATGTTTTACGATTTATTTTCGGTCGGATATTGGCGATAGCATGCCCCGACAAAAGGTTATAGATTTTCTGGAAACAGGTAACTTGGATGTGCGTAATGATTCGATTGCTAAACGTCCTGAAACCGTTTCCGTATTGTCTGAGTTTGTGAATCGACTTGAGAACAAGCGCAAACATGAGCTGCTAACCTTTTATACGGCCATTTACCCGAAACGCCTTGCATCCGTTGAAGACGATTCAGATTGGTTAGGAGAACAGAATAAAGAGAAAAATGTTTGCGAAGCTGTTCAAATCCTGCTGCGCGCCTTGCCTCAGAAAGTAACTGATGATTTCTTTGCTGAAGTTGATTCCAAAGATATTTCTCAAATTCTGTTAAGGATTAGACTCTTGCAATCCGAAAATCCACAGCTAAGCAATAGACTAAGTGTGATGCCGGGATGTGCCAATCTTTTTCTTCGTGATGATCTTAATCCGAATCAGTTGAACTTAGCTAGCGTAAAATGCGATAATGTCGCACGCGAACTGTTTACTCTCATGAAGCAAAATCACCAGCAATGGAATAATGTCCTTGATTTGTCTCAATACGCGTTGATGGACTTATTCTCCTTTTGGAGGGCAATGGACGCTGAAGGCTGCATTGACTATCTGACTTCCCTTGTTTCGTCTGATAAGAACGCTTATCTTGTCTCCTCCCTGTTCGCAACCTCGGCAGGACAGGACCCCAGATATGAACTAGATACTTCAATTTCAAAAATTATTCCTGCAGAATATTTAAACCGAAACAAATTCTCGATTACATCGCTAAGACCTTTGGTGGGTTCAGTGTCGGATCGCGCTTTGCAGAAAATCGTTACGGTTGCAGTATGTCTCGAACAAGGCATTCCTGAGAATCAGAACTATATGCAGGCCGATGAAAATATCGTAAATCAATGGCTCGCTGACTTAAAAGGATTGAGCGATTCAAAGTCTCTTTCATAA